GAGTTCTTGGAGGAACGGGTTTCGTTCCGGGAGGGTTCGCTGTTGCGGAAGGAGCCGGTGCTGGAGGAGTTCAAGGCATGGCACAGCAATCTCTACGGCAGACGGGCACCGGCGGCCAACGACCTCTTCAAGCAGATCACCAAGAAGTACGGCGAATTCAACAAGAATGTATCTGGCTGGTGCAATGCGGTGCTGTCGTTCGGCGAGACACCGCAGATGGAGATGGGACCAATGTGAGAACCCCACTCCATCCCGTTCAGAGGTTGTCAAAGGCGTCCAAGGGCCGACAAATTGAAATGGAGAGGCGCTTTTCTGTTATTAGCACAGACACAGCGATGTCGCTCATCCCGATGCGGTGTTTCACGTGTGGCGAACGACTGGCGAGCAAGTACATGACCTATGTCGACGAGGTGCAGCGGGCCAAGGCTGAAGCCGGCTGCGACGCCCAAAAGCCCCTAGAATATCTCACCAACACCAAGGATCTGACGCCGTCGATCGAGGCCAAGGCGATGGACAAATTGCAACTGGTCAAGTGGTGCTGCCGTCGGCACATGCTAACGCACGTGGACATTTACTGAGCAAGATAATCCACGTTCATAACAGCCAGCGACAGGATGAGCCTCAGCGTCGTAGAGTTGCCCCCTGTTCCATACCTGCCTCCAGGAGGACCGGCCACGCCCCAGCCGCCTTGCCCGCTCAATGGAGAGTACTACTACCCCCGCGAACACTGGTGGATGCCGTGGCCGCAGCAGTCCTTTTCCCTGATCCCACACTGGCCCTCTCCTCCTCTTGCAGCTTCTGGCCCGCAGGGCTACCGCTTGTCCCCGATGGCCGCCACCGCCAAGTGGGTTAACCCTAGCCAGATTGGGATTGGCGGGATCACCGCTGCAGCGATGGGTGCCCGAGGCTGCCCCACTCCATGGTCGGAGCGGACGCTTTCTTCTCGGGCGAAGGCAGCAGATGTCCAAGCGTACCTTGTCAAGCAAGAAGCCAAGGACGAAGCGCTCACAAACGCGGTGGCGAAGCTCATGCCGCCGCGGTGGTGGCCATGGGGCTAAGCGCACTGTTCGCCGAGGCGGGGCCCGCAACACCACTCGGGACAGCATCCTTTTTCCCTATGATCCGAGGCTCCAGACCAACACGCTACGTTCGGTCACCAGCGACCTGGACCTGCCGCTCAGCATCGATCCCGCCGACCGTCGGCTGGTTAAGAGCGTGGATATTGGTGGGTCGCGTGCCGAGGGCAACCAGACCCACAACACGACAATGCAGGGCGGTAGGCGTCGGACCCGTCGAGCTTGGGGTTGTTGCAAGAGGGGTAGGGATGGGTGCAAGTGTGCGGCGAGATGCGTGTGCCGAGGGCGGTGTGGCTGTCGCTGTGTGCGTCGGTGCGGTCCGCGGGGGACGCGGAAGCAACGCGGAGGAGCGGCGGCGGGTCCGCTCAGGTCGTTGTGGTGGGACGTCCTGGACACCGTGGACAAGGTGGGCTCCGCAGCCCTTGGCTCCCCTCTTGCAGGTCGGGTGCGGGGGATCCCGAAGTTCTTGGGGAACCAAGTGGAGCTGGCGCCTAAGTGGCTGCCGGGGGCGTGAATCGAGTTAAGGTTTCGAGATCAAGTTAAGAAGTTGGATGCGGGGATATGGTGGTTGATGCAAGAGAATGAGGGAAGGATGAGAGCGCCGAAACAGCGGTGATGACAGTCGTTTTATTGAGACACCACTAGGTCAAGTTCACATTGGCGTAGTGATGTGGGTTATGGTGTATTTCGTATTGTCATTGCTTGTGTTATGATGTTCGATTTCCGTGGCTTTCGGGTGGCGGGTCTGTGTCGTTAGTCAGCGTACTGCTAATTGTAATAATTTATAACAAGGCGATGGTCTACCTTCGGACGCACGAGTTTTTGATATCGGAAGTTGGGATGGATCTGAGGAGGCTGATGTGATACGAGTTTTTCTGTTCTCTATGTAATGGACACTGTGAGCAACTCGGTCAACGCCGGTGTGCGCACCAGCCGCAAGTTTCTCGACCAGGCTGTCAGCGATCTCTGCTGGCCGGCCTTTGCCTACCTCATCATCGCCGCATTTGTCTTTCTCACGGGGATTGCGCAGCGAGATGCTACCGAGACAATTGTGTTGGTGGTGGCGATGGCGTTGATGACCTGGCTCCTCAACACGCTCTGCAAGGAGAACAAGGTGGGTCTGTCGTGGGCAGTGCTTATTGCGATCCTGTCGGGGGTGGTTGTCTTCCGCTACGCAGCGCTGCTAGTCGGCGTGATTGCAGTGCTCTAGACCCTAGTTAGGTTAACTAACTTTTCGAGTTCACACCCACGATATATATATAGTGTCTATAATAAACATGCCACCTTTGCCGCCAAATGTCACCAAGGCGGGCCTTTTGCGTTCCTTGTCAGGCTGGAACAACTCCTCGTTGTCTCGGCGCAGTGGAACAATGGTGGGATTGCTCAGCACTCGCACCCCGCAAAGTTCGATAAACAGCGGCGGTGGGATTCTGAATCCATCGTTCGGGATTGGCGTAGTTCGGGAAGCATTTCCCCGAGGTGCCACAGGAACATGGCAACCTATTAGTTTATCATTTAGTATATCAAGTTCACCTTGGTCCAAGGTGGCGAACGGCGATAATTTGCCGGGGCTAGGAACGCTGACCCTCAACAATTTCGACAGTTTTGGATTGTCGGTAGCGGTGTCGGGCAACACGATAGTGGTCGGGGCGCCATATGATGATACGGGTGGATTAAATCGTGGAGCGGTGTACATCCGTGAAAGCGGCAACTGGTCCAAGGTAGCGAACGGCGAGAATTTGCCGGGGCTAGGAACGCTGACCCTCAACAATTCCAACTTTTTTGGATTGTCGGTAGCGGTGTCGGGCAACACGATAGTGGTCGGGGCGCCAAATGATGATAATCGTGGAGCGGTGTACATCCGTGAAAGCGGCAACTGGTCCAAGGTAGCGAACGGCGATAATTTGCCGGGGCTAGGAACGCTAACCCTCAACAATGACGACATTTTTGGATCTTCGGTAGCGGTCTCGGGCAACACGATAGTGGTCGGGGCGCCATTTGATGATACAGGTGGAACCGATCGTGGAGCGGTGTACATCCGTGAAAGCGGCAACTGGTCCAAGGTGGCGAATGGGGTGGAGTTGCCAGGGCTGGGAACGCTGACCCTCAACAATGCCGACAATTTTGGAAATTCGGTAGCGGTCTCGGGCAACACGATTGTGGTCGGGGCGCCACTTGATGATACGGGTGGAATAAATCGTGGAGCGGTGTACATCCGTGAAAGCGGCAACTGGTCCAAGGTGGCGAACGGCGAGAATTTGCCGGGGCTAGGAACGCTGACCCTCAACAATTCTGACCAGTTTGGATTTTCGTCGGCGGTGTCGGGCAACACGATAGTGGTCGGGGCGCCATTTGATAGTACAGGTGGAATCGGTAGTGGAGCAGTGTACATCCGTGAAAGCGGCAACTGGTCCAAGGTAGCGAACGGCGAGAATTTGCCGGGGCTAGGAACGCTGAGCCTCAACAATGACGACCAGTTTGGATATTCAGCGGCGGTGTCGGGCAACACGATAGTGGTCGGGGCGAGACGTGATGATAATCGTGGAGCGGTGTACATCCGTGAAAGCGGCAACTGGTCCAAGGTAGCGAACGGCGATAATTTGCCGGGGCTAGGAACGCTGACCCTCAACAATGACGACAATTTTGGATATTCGGCGGCGGTCTCGGGCAACACGATAGTGGTCGGGGCGAGACGTGATGATACAGGTGGAACCGATGGTGGAGCGGTGTACATCCGTCAACCACAATAATGTACGCCAAACACTACTTAAGCTTTCCAAGTGTAAGGATAGACAATGGCTGCTAATCGGGAAATGCCTTGGCACATCATCGTTGCAATGTTCCGGCATCGCACCGATCACCTTGTGGCCCACCATATCGATTCCTACAACCGCTTCGCCCGAGACGGGCTGCGAGAGATTATCCGCCGCAACAATCCACTTGTCGTCGTTCGCAATCACGACCCCGAGCTCGACGACTACCGCTACCGCTGCGAGGTCTACATTGGTGGCCGCGACGGTTCGCTCCTCCAGTTCCACAAGCCCACCTACATCGACCAAGGCGTCCAGAAGCCGATGTATCCCAATCTAGCTCGTCTTCGGAACGCCACCTACGCTGCCTACGTGACCCAGACCGCCGAGGTTCGGATCGTCACCCATCCTGAAGGCGGCGAACGGAAGGAGATATGGCAAAAATTCGATGACATTGGACTGATGTGGCTCCCAATCATGCTGGGTGGTGAGCACTGCTATTTGCAGGGGCTCCCCCGGATGATGCGAGCGTCGCTCGGCGAAGGGCGGAATGATCCCGGTGGCTATTTCATCATCGACGGCAAGGAAAAGGTCATCGTCCCGCAGGAGACATTTGCCAACAATATGCTCAACATACGAGAGCTCAATTCGGACGAGTATTCATACGCAGTGGACATCCGCTCGATCTCGTCCGACCCGTCCAAGCCGCAGCGGAACCTGTCAATCAGGATGGTCAAGGGCAACGAAAAGCAAGAGGGGGGGCAGATTGTGGTCAAGTTACCGAACGTCAAGATGCCGATGCCCTTGTTCACCGTGATGCGGGCTTTGGGACTGGATAGCGATCGCGATATCGTCGAGGCCATCCTGGGGGTAGGCGAAGAGTACACACGATACCAACGGGTGTTGATCCCATCGGTCCACGACACCGGCCGCATCTACACACCTGAGACCGCCCAGGCCTTCATCGGTATGTTCACCAAGGGCAAGGGGCGGACCCACGGTCTCGAGATTCTGACCGACTTCCTATTGCCACACATTGGCGAAGATGCGTTCCGTGAGAAGGCGCTGTTTATCGGTTACATGGTGCTCCGGATGCTCCGGGTCTACTCGGGAGTTGAGGAGTCTACTGATCGGGACAGCTTTGCCATGAAGCGAGTTGAGCTCTCTGGCAACCTGCTCTTTGATCTGGCGCGGGAGTACTACAAGATCGATTCCAAGGCCATCACCACACGGATTGACAAGGAATTTTACTACCACGAGGCGGTCTACAAGGATAACCTTGCATCGCTGGTCCAGAACAATCTCAAGGCATTTTTCAGCGACCGGTTGCTGGACAAGGGAATGCGCAAGGCATTCAAGGGATCGTGGGGTGCGCAAGAGCACACGCGAAAGGACGGCGTGGTCCAAGACCTCAATCGCCTCTCTTTCAACTCGGCCCTGGCCCAGCTTCGGAAGCTCAATCTGCCGCTGGACGCCAGTGCCAAGGTGATTGGACCGCGGTTCCTGCACGCAACTCAGTGGGGCTACATCGATCCGGTTGACACTCCAGATGGTGGCAACGTCGGTCTGCACAAGCATCTGGCCATCTCTACAATGGTAACTCCGGGTGCGGATTCAGAACCGATCATGCGGGCGGTCGTGGCCCATGGACTGACCCGGCTGATCGACGCCACCCCGACACAGCGAGTTAACATGACCAAACTCTTCATGGACGGCTACTGGGTAGGCTTTGTCCCCAAGCCACATGAGCTAATTGAGCGACTGCGACTGTTTCGGGCCAACGGTCTCATCGACACCCTCACCTCTTGCTCATACGATCGGCTGCGGGATGAGGTGCATTTGTTGGTGTCGCCAGGTCGGGTGACACGGCCGGTGTTGGCGGTACACCAGGGACGGCCTATCTTCACGCTTCCGGCCCAGAACAAGGTAGTTAACTCACCGACGGCCACCTGGATCGAGTTAACTCGGGGGTTGGCGAGCAAGGCGGACGGCACCACCAGCGTCACCCCCAGCAGCAATAACGAGCAGTTGCTCGGAACCGCTGCGCCACTGACCTACATCGATGTGCAAGAGACGAACACGATGCTGTTGGCGATGTCGACCGAAGAGTTTACCTCTCGGCACAGCGCCATTGAGATTCATCCGTCACTGATTCTGGGGGTGATGGGGAACCAGATCGTCTACCCCGAGAACAATCAGCTCCCACGAAACGTGTTTGCGTGTGGACAGAGTAAGCAAGGGGTGTCGGTGCCGTCCACCGCCTACGAAAGCCGAATTGACAAGAGTATGCTGGTGTTGCACTACGGACAGATTCCGCTTACCAAGAGCCGATATTTGGGCTACATCAACCACGAGGAAAATCCCTACGGAGTTAACGTCATTGTCGCCATTTGTAGCTACAACGGGTACAACGTGGAGGATGCCGTGCTGCTGAACCGAGCATCGGTGGAGCGGGGGCTCTTCGCAACCACGTACTATTCCATGTACGAGTCGCGAGAGGAGAGCGAGAAGGTGGCTGGAACGGTGATCAATAGCAGCTTCATGAACACCGATGATCCGCAGGTGCTCTACCGCAAGGCGGGCTATGACTATGGGCTGCTGGATGCTTCAGGGTTCCTGCCGGTTAACACGCCAATCACCGAAAAGCAGATTGTCATCGGCAAGGCGGCGATGAGCGCCCAGGCGCCGGGAGAATTCCGCGACCAGTCGGTTGGTACCAAGAAGGGAGCCAAAGGCACGGTGGATCGGGTGTACATTTCCGAGGGCGACGACGGTTTTCGGGTTGGCAAGGTGCGGGTGCGAGAGTGGCGGCGGCCAGCGCAGGGTGACAAGATGTGCAGTCGTTGTGGGCAAAAGGGCACAGTTGGACGGATTGTGGATGAGGGCGATATGCCATTCATGAGCAACGGACTGCGGCCCGACATTATCATTAACCCCCACGCCATTCCCTCTCGCATGACCATTGGCCAGTTAATCGAATCGCTGGTGGGTGGAGTGGCCGCCGAGTACGGATATTATGGCGATTGCACCGCATTCGAGAACAAGGGCGAGAAGGTGCACCAGTACGGCGAGATGCTGGAGAAACGGGGGTTCTCCCCGACGGGGAACAACACGCTGTACAATGGTGAGACGGGGGAGGAGCTGGAAAGCAAAATCTACATTGGTCCGACGTACTACATGCGGCTGAAGCACATGACCAAGGACAAGATCAACTTTCGGGGACGGGGTCCGCGGACGCAACTGACACGGCAGCCGGTGCAGGGTCGCTCTAAGGACGGTGGTCTGCGTATTGGTGAGATGGAACGGGATGGTTTGCTGGGCCACGGCATGTCGGGATTCCTTCAGGAATCAATGATGGAGCGTTCGGATGACTTCAAGTTGGCGATTTGCAACGAGTCGGGGACGATTGCGGTTTACAATGAGACACGGGACGTGTTCCTCAGTCCGTACAAGGATGGTCCGCTGACGTTCGAGCGGTCGGAAGACAACTGCGTAAACAACACGACGGTGCAACGGCATGGTATGTCGTTTAGCATTGTGAGGGTGCCATATTCGTTCAAGTTGTTGTGGCAAGAGTTACAGATGCAAAACATTGCCATCTACGTCATTACGGATGAGAACGTGGAACGAATGACACATAAGCCGCAGGGCACAACGTCGGAGGAGGTTGGTCGTATGGGGCGGGAGCTGATCCAACGGTTGAAGAACACGGGCGAGATCGAGCGACGGCAGCGCCGAGTCCGACAGGATCGGGACCGGGATCAATCAAATACATCTGCAACACAACCCGCTCATTACTCTGAATATTATGAAACGGCATCAGCACATTCAGTGGTGCCCAAGGCAACAGACTCTGTTTTGTTGCCAGAAGGATGGATTTCGCTAGTAGATCCTGAGACGAAACAAATTTACTATTACAACGAAGTACAGCAAATTACTCAATGGGAGAGACCAGTTCCTGTATACCAGCCCACGTCGCCCACATATGAGCCCACTTCGTCCACATATGAGCCCACTTCAACAGCCGAAGCACCGTTGCCCGAGGGTTGGACGTCGGCGATAGATCCCAACACACAGAATGTCTATTACATGAACGTAGCGCAGGGAGTGACGCAGTGGGAGCGTCCACAGCCGGTCAGCGTGCCGACAGTGGCAGCACCAGCACCCGGGCCTCGGTCGCCGGGCGACACTCCGCCAGTCTCGGACTGGGCCATTCGCATGTTCGGCAAAGAGATGTTCATGCGTGAGCCGCTGACCGAGACCGAAAAGGTGGCACCCTACGAGCCAACGTCACCTACGGTCCTTATCCCCCGCAGCCCTGCTGGTCCGCCACCGCCCCTGCAATCGCCCCAGTTCAGCCCCCGCAGCCCTGCTGGTCCGCCACCGCCCCTGCAATCGCCCCAGCCAATCACTCCATCACCTCCTCTTGCATTGGCGCCGGTGCCGACCTCACGCAAGCAGAAGACGATTCAGTTCGTCAAGTCGTCAGAGACGTTGCCCGGAAGTGATCCCAAGGGAGAGAATTGATCTGGCAAGGTATCGTTCGGTATGGTAGGCGCGATGAGTGCAGCGGGCAAGACCGAACTCTTCTACTCCAAGTCCAAGTCGAAGCAAGATTTGGGCAAGCAAGTACCGGCCGATTGGCGACGTAGGCTGTCCAACTTCTGGCCAGTGCAGGTGACAATCGATGGACGGACGTATCCATCGGTTGAGGCGGCGTTCCAAGCGGCCAAGGCACTTCACTCGAGTAAGCCCGAGATTGCCAAGGATTTCGAAGTGGGTGGCAGTATTGGGCCCGATCCAGCGACGGCCAAGCAGCACGGCACACGCAAGCTGTATACAGCCAAGGGCGCCAAGCTGAAGACCAAGGAGTGGGAAGCAGCCCGGGATGCGGCGATGATGAAGATCCTCCAGGCGCGATATGACCAAGATGAGGTGTTTCAGCAGATTCTGAAGGCGACCAAAGCGCTTAATGTGAACCTGGTGCACTATGAGCGCAGCGGTGCCAAGGCGTACTGGGGTGGATGGTTGAAGGATGGAGTGGTCCAGGGGCGGAACCGGCTGGGGGAGATGATGATGGCTTTGCGAGAGGGGGAAGAGTTGGTGGAGGCGGCGGCTGCATTGGCGGACGCTGAGCTGGCAGCGGTAATGGGGGATGTGGCGGAGGAAGCCGCAGCGGAAGCGGCAGCCGGGCCGGCGCCGGTGACCACCCGTGAGCCAGTGCCCTCTCCGGCTGCAGTTCGCTCTTCTCCAGAAGGACAGCAAACACCCTCGATGGCGACAATGGGTCGGGCATCCGAGTCGGTCGGTACAGTGTCGTTCATTCGGCGGCTCTACACGGCCCGGGCGACGCTGCTGAGTCAGCTGGCAGATCTGGGGCACATGGTGGAGTACCTTCAGAGCGCCAGTCCGGCGGATGTGGACCGGCAGTTTCAAGACAAGGAACTCAACTTTGTGGTGTCAGGGACGACGTCGGGTGCGCCCTTGGGAATAGGTGACGTGCACGTGCGGTTTCACATCGACAAGGCATTGCGGCACGTCCACATCGGGACGTTGGTGGAAGAGATTGAAAAGATGGATAACTTTGGCGACAATAATGGCTTCTTGCCAGAACGGGACACCGTGGTGCTGATTTCGAAGGAATTGCCGAATGACAGTGTCAAAGCAGCGGTCAGTTCAGCGTGGGCGCAAAAGGGAATCTACATTGTGGTGCGGGGATTGGTCGAGTTGCAGTTCAATGTGCTGACGCACCGGGATGTGCCGTATCACCAGAAGCTCAAGGGTCCCGACGATGCGAGCGTGACCGATCGGTGGGCCAAGTTGCAGCTCAAGAAGTTCTACAACAAGAATGGTGTTGGCAAGGATATTCTGCCGGGGATGTCGCGTTTCGATCCAGTCTCCAAGGCGTTGCTGCTGCGGCCCGGACAGGTCTGTATGATCGTTCGGCCGAGCCCAAGTGCAGGCTACTATCTGTATTATCGTCGGTGCGAGTAGACAATCCATCGAATGGCAACACCAAACCCACCGATCGCATCCCCCACGACGCAGCAGTATTTGGCGTCTTTTCGCACCAAACTAGTGTCAGCGTTGAGTAATCAGGAGACAGATCGGCAGGCAGCGCTGACCGAGGCGGCTCATTCTTCGGGGCTGTACGCGCACGTGCAGCAGTTGGAGCAAGAGGTGGAGGTGGAGCAGAATAAGATTGATGCGGCGACGGCGAAACTGGGAGCGAACATGACACCACATACGGGGGGGACGGGGGAGAGGGATCCACGGACGCATCTGACGGCGTTTCAGGCGGCGGCGCCCATATTGGAGTCGCAATCCAAGGCGCGTACGCGGCGAGCATTGGCGATTGCGGGGTTGGAAGTGGGGCTGATTGCGCTGGCGATTTGGGCAGCGGTGGTGTTAACTAGGGACCCGATAGCGCGAATGATGGGGGAGGCTCGAGAGGCGGCGATGACCGACATCACCTTTCCCCGTCTTGCGTTGTGGGTGGGGGTGGTCTTGATGATTTTCAGCGGGCTGAGTGGGGTGGTCTATTTGGCGTAAGATTAGCAATTGACTAGCAAGGAATTGCTCCACCCTAGGCCTGTCCTGTTCGGCTTCATTTTTCTATCGGTTCTCAAGATAGATGACAGCACTCGATCAGCTCATTGTATCACACGATGTCACCCATCGTGAGTATGCTCGAGCCGTCTCCCGTGGCGACAAGAGCGGCGCAGCCGCAGCCAACCGGGATCTCATCAACATTGGCGAACAGATTGATGTGTCGGCGAACAACACCATCAGCACCATCGATCATCAGCTAGCACAGGTACAGGCAATGAGTCCTGAGCTCCGGCACCGAACTCGACAGCTCCAGGCCCATGCGGCCCAGTTGGGGCGGTTAACTCACGACCGTCTTGACAACTCGGTCCGACAGGCTGAGTTCGACACCGCCGCCAACACTTCGCGGTCGGCCATGTCAGTGTCGCACGCCGCGCTCATCATCTTCATCACCCTTGCTCTTGCTTTCATCACTGGCTACCACTGGGTCATTCTAGTCATCGGGATTATTCTGCTTTTTGTCTTCTACAAGCCTTTCTCTGCCTCAGTCAGATGGCAAAATCTCGCCAACGCAATCCAGTGAATAAGATGACGAACTTATTGGCAGAGGGAGCAGTGGCGGTCGGATTCTTTGGTTTCGTCTGCATCACCTTTGCTGTTCTTTTGCTGGCTGCGGTGATTGCGGGATTGTGGGAACGAGCGGAGATCGAGGCACGTACTGCCCCGGTGCCCGAGAGTGCCATTGTGGGTCCAACATATAGCAAGAGGGGGGGATTGGATGTGGAGACCGTGTTCAAGGCGCCACATAACAACGGGCTGGAAGGGGTCGGGGGGACGCAGTCTCACCGAGAAAGTTTCATTCCATTGAAGGAAGGGCGACATGCTAGCCAGCCAAAGGGGAGTGCGGTCATCCCGGCTTCGCCCACGGATCCGTGGCGACAAGCGCACACCCGGATGCAGTCGGCCAACAAGTTGCGAGAGGCTGCTGCGGCGGTGTTGGAAAATCAGGCATCGCTGCGCAAGACAGCCAAGCGTGATCGGTATCTGGCGGCACTCTACGCCGACGAACGAACCCGTGCCGAGTCATCGTTGGTTCGACGAGAGGGAGCAATCATCATTCTGCTGACCATAGCTGGGCTGATTGCTGTCTGGGGGTTGGAGTAATTTGTCGGACTACAACAGCAAAATGAGCGCCAACGCCCACGTTCCCGCCGAAGGCCAGATGACCTCGCTCGTTGAGAGTATCCGGGAGGTGCAAAAGATGCAGGCTCAGGCTCGGGCGCAACTTGCCGATATCGAGGCCACAGAGAACAAGCCACCTATTGGCGGTGCGGCGTTGTCGGGGGGGACGGTCAACGTCTCAGATGCTGCTGAGATTATTGTGGAGGGCGCTACTGGGGTGGCGGCCAAGGCCAATGGTGTTTATGCCCGGATGACGGCAGGCACTGGAGGCCAGACGGTATTCGCCCAGGACACCGGCTACCAGTTCGGGATGACGTCATCGGGATGGTCCATCAAGGCACCAAACGGACTGGCTAACAATGTGTTTCCAATCGTGGCCACGGGTGCCTACGCTAAGAATCCGCAACAAATTCCGGTTGGGGGACCCCAGGAGCCGTGGCAGGCAGCCACTGCGGCCAACAATGCCGATGTGTCTGGTATTCGGCTAACGGCGCCGTCCCGAGCCGATTTGGCGGCCAACGCCAAGAGGCGTGCCGAGCTGCTGACGCAAATCACTGACTTGGAGGGAATCGAAAATACGTTGCTGGACGATCTGCGGGCGCAGCGGTTGGCGGGAGCCAGTGCTACGGGAGCTGTAGAGTTGGCGCTCAAGGCAGAAGCCAAGGCGGCCAAGATGGTGGAAGAGGAGAGTGCGCACCAGCGAAAGCGGTTGGCGCAAGAGCGGGGGGAGGAGGCGAAGGACACGGCGCTGATTACGGCGGCCCGGAGTACGACATTGCGGGCACAGGCCTACACCCGACTGACCCTGATAGGAATTGCAGTGCTGATTGCAGCGTTCATCATCTACTGGCTGCGTGTGATGGAGATGATTGACAGCGACATTTCGTTTGTGTTGTCGGTGGCTGCGGGTGCAGCGGCTCTTATTGTGGGGACGGCAATGTTATCCAACATCAACTCACGCAACCCAAGTGATTTCAGCAAGTTTTACTTTTCTCCACCGGCGGGTTCATCGGCGTTGGCGGCTGGTGCGTTTTCATCGGCTAAAGCAGCAGATGGACAAACCCTCCAAAACTGTCAGCAAGCTCTTCGAGCTACCCGCAAGTTATGATCCGACCACGGCGGGCGATCGCCTCCGAGCCCGTCTCCAGCGCAATAAGGAGCTGACGGCAGAACTTGGTGCTGCCGCAGCCAAGACGCAGTTGGCGGCCGAAGCCCGCAACGAAGCCGATAACATTGCTTCATGGATCACTCCAAAGGTAGAGGCATTGGCGACCGAGAGCCAGTTGCTCAGAAACACGGCGAAGCAGGTCTCGGGTTTATCGGGGTCGTCAACTCAAGGAAGGGCTGTTAACACGTCAGCGGCGGCGGCTGCCACGGGGCTGCAAGAGGAGGTGGCGTTGGGGCAGGCGCGGATGGCGCAATATTACATGGAGACGGCTGACGATGTGCGGGGGACAGCGCAGTGGTGGGGGCCGTTCATCATCTTCCTTACATGTCTAACTGTAATGTTGTGGAACTGGTACAATCGCCGCGTGTATGAGGAGCCAGGGCTGAATCCACCGCCTGGTGTACCTGATTTGTCGCGACCAGTTTGGTGGAAGACGTTGGGTGTCTTTTTCGCATTATTCCTGGCTTCCCTCTTTCCGATTGAGGTGATGCAGCTGCCACGGGCGGCGATCTCGCCTTTGGTGAAGTTGATCTCACCATAATTGGATGATAGATATATAGAGTTAACAACACACGCTCCCCAAGTTAAGATTGTTTGTTGGGGGTTCGGGGGGACATTGGCGCCCCCGAGTTAAGATTGTTTGTTGGGGGTTCGGGGGGACATTGGCGCCCCCGAGTTAAGATTGTATGTTGGGGGTTCGGGGGGACATTGGCGCCCCCGAGTTAAGATTGTTTGTTGGGGGTTCGGGGGGACATTGGCGCCCCCGAGTTAACACCTTGGGTCCACACCAAATCCTGATAATATCCCAACACAACATTAGATCATGGTGTTGCTGGCGCTGGCTACCATAGGATTGACATTGGCGACTCCGACGTCAACTCTCGCCACAGCCCTTAACTCAACTCCCAACACTCTTAACTCGACCGTCCCCCTGACTACCACCGCTGGTCCCGGCGACACCCTTTTCACCTACGTCTACCAGACTTGTAATCACACCTTCCCAGTTAACGACACTCGCATTTGTCTTACCCCACTGGACTACCCTGGCACCCTCTGCCATAAGCCAGATGTCGGTTGTGCAACAGGGGAGAGGGTGGCCAGTAGCCTCCACACTTGGTCGGATGAACACAGCAACTGCTCGACCTACGCCTGGACTTGGCGATGTTCCGGAATCACCGAGGCGCCCACGGCGCATCCCACTCCCGCCCCGACGTTAACACCAACCGTGTCCCCTTCAACTCAACCCCCGACCCAATCCCCCACACCGCAACCAACCACCTCCCCCACTCTTGCACCTACCAATGTACCGAATGTGGTTCCCACCGAAGCCCCGACGGCGCCAAGCAAGAGCGACAACGAAAATGACGACGATGGCTCGTGGCTTGGTATCCAATGGTACTGGTGGATCGTTATTGGTGCAACGATTGTTCTCTTTATTGGGTGTGCGGGGTACAATTGCTACAAGTACAACAAAAAACAGCAACGAGTGTCTCCAACACCACCGGGAATGCAAGAAAGGGGAGGGAGTCGGACGATACACAACGAGATCTACACGCAGCCAGCTAGCCGTCCGCTACCCGATCTGCCACAGCAAAGCGATGAAGCCTATATACCAATGGCAGAACCGACGGTCTATGTTACTCACACCATTCCCGAGTACGACTCGGTCGAGATCTGAGTTAACCCACCCAAACTGAGTTGACATTATGGCGCCCCCCACCACTACGCCATGCTGCCAACTATCCTGGCGTTAATCGCCCTCGCATCACCCACCTCCACCCCCTCTTTCTTAACTCCAGTTCAAACGGCGGCACCAACAACAGTCCCATTTCCCACTGACACCGGTGGCGCAAACAATTGGGTTTGGGTGGTTATCATAATGGGAACGTCGTTGTCAATAATGTGTTGCTGTTGCACTCTGTGTGTCAAGGCCAGGAAGCAGTCACAACCAGAGAAGCAGCCGAATATCCAAGAGCCGTTGTTGCAAGAGTGGGGGGAGAGTGTTAAGTTAAAGGCAGCGCCGCCGCCGCCCCCTGGGTTTGTGTTGGCGCCGGTGCCGATATCCAAGAAGAATCGAGCCAGCAGCGACCAGCAAACGAACGAATCTCCCAATCAATAACAGAATGCCCCGAACCAAGCCCACCAGGAGTAAAACGGGGGAGTACCGATTTGCGGACCACCCCGAGTTTAGGCCAAACCTCTCACCACGGGAGATATTTGAGCTTGGCAGTTTTGGCGGCACCTACTGGCGCCCCATCTACTCATCTGTTAACAAGCGGAACTACAAAGATCAGCACAAAAAGTATCCGAAGAGTTGGTGGAAGGGCATTCTGGAAGACCATTTAACCAAGCCATTTGACGAATACGACACGAGCATCAACAAGTATGGAGTTAAGGTGGGCACGACGCTAGAGTATTGGGAGAAGAAGGGATGGATCAAGCCGAGTCAGCCGTATGGTTGGGTGCAATGGTACTGTGACTTTTTCGAGGGCAAGAGGGGAAAGGATGATGAGAGGCAGATTGCGCGGTGGGTGGGATTGGCGGGACCCAACGGTCGGTTCCGGAACTGGCTAATCAACGAGATCCGACGCAAGGGTAAGAAGTGGGACGATGAGACGGTGAGTGCAAAGAAGCGGCAGACCCTTCAGCACTGGGCGTATCGGCTTACCAAGGATGACTTTTCCAAGTTAAATACTAATTTGCAAAAGGGTGGTAAGACACAACGATGTTCAAAAAACCCACAAAGCAAATACAATCGCACACGCCGAGCACGACGAATGCTACGTGCAAGCTTAGGAAAATACGGAACCATTACAATCAACCCCACTTCACCCCCCACTCTTGCATATGAGTTGAAAGAACTAACGGAAGGAGATCACGGGTTTCACATACACGTCAAGGGCAGTCAGGGGTATGGAAAGAAATGTCAAAAGGCAGGACCTCATTACAATCCAAAACAAAAAGTACATGGCGGTCCGAAATCACATTTACGTCATGTAGGAGATTTAGGGAACGTGCGCGCCAACAGCAATGGTGTAGCCAAAGGAGTAAAAACAATGAAAGGAGTTAAGGATCTCAAAGAGTTGAGAGGCCGTTCGGTGATCATTCATGCTGATCAGGATGATTTGGGACGTGGACGTGGTGAAGAAAAGAAAGAATCTGAAAAGACGGGTAATGCTGGAGCAAGGCTGGCATGTGGAATATTGAAATGGGCTAGTTAAGATATCGGGCTAGTTAAGAGATCGGTAAGACTCAGCAATGTAGTAAACATTTTGGTAACCGTCCTTTCGGAGCAGTTCAGCTGCGCGTCTCGCTCGTTGTCCAGTGTTGCAATAAACTAAGAGTGTTGATGATTTAGGAATATTTTTTAGTTTTTTGTTTTTTGGAATAGTTGCAATGGGAATATGTATGGCGTCGTGATAGTGTCCAGCCTTCCATTCAAGGTCGGTACGAACATCGATGACGTGTCGGATGTTTCCGTTTTTGATTTTCTGATTCGCTTTACTGACTGAGAGTCTGTACTTTCCAAGCAATGCATATAATTGTAAACCAGCGACAAATGTGTAAGTTGCTGCGATTCCACCAGTGACCCACCAGAATGTTTCCATTTTATAATGTCTATGTGTAAAATACTTATATGACTATTAGTATACGAAAAGGCAGCAAAAAGCACGACGCCCTCAACGTCCCCAAAACCTACCTTCCCAAGAATCTGACCCGTCGGGACCGAGTTAAGCAACGAAAGGCACTGCGCAAGAGCCGCCGGGAATACAAGCGGGGCAAATATTACGAACGACCCGAGGTCAAGTCGTTCAGATCCAAGGAGAGCAAATGGGTCAGGTGGGCGAAGAAGGAGTTTGGAGTTGATGCCATCGTGCCGAGCAAGCAGTTGGCCCGGGCCAGCAGCTGTTCGGTCGCAGCGATGGAGAGAATCATCGACAAGGGTAAAGGGGCATACTATTCGTCGGGCAGCCGCCCAAACCAGACAGCGGCTAGTTGGGCTCGGGCCCGACTTGGGAGCGCGCTAGTAGGCGGACCATCAGCCAAGGTGGACTGGCACATTATCAGGGAAGGATGCAAGAGGAAAGGGAAGACGCGGCGGTTGGTGAAGCGGAAGCATCGCAAACTCCAGTGAGTTAACTCGATGGGGGGGTGACTTAACAGAGGCCGTAGCCGAGCAAGCCTGCGCCGACCACGCCGATGGCGATCGAGCCGTAGTATGCCTTTTGGTACTCGCGGTAGACCCGCAGCCAATCTTTGCGTTGCTCAGTGCTCCGGAGATACTTAACTACCCACACCGACTTGGGCGACAGCATGTAGTAGAGGAACTGAACCACAAACGCAACCGAAGCGAGTACACACACACCCGTCGTCTTTCCCATCTTGCCCGAGAGCAGGACCGCTGCGGCGCCGATGACCATCCCGAGCATCAGTCCCTGGAAGGCGAGAGTGGCCCGTTCTTTGGTGGCAGCCTTGAGAGCCACCTGGGCTGCGGGAGGCAGCCTAGACCGATAGCCGCCGACGATGCCTCGGTTAAGCAAGAGGGGGAAGAGGAGAGTTGAGAGTGCAAAGACCACCGCCACAAAGCACGCAGTGCCGCAGATATTTCCCATTGTCATTGTGGGTCAAAATATCGCCTCCAATAACAAGAAGGAAAGAATGGTGAGCGAACTAGGTAATGGAGTGGGAGCGGGGGAGTGGTTAGGACGCTGGAGTGCCTATCTTGTTTCATTCGTGTTGACGACAGCGGTGGTAGTCTATGGTCTTAACTTGCCGGCCTATTTGTCAGGTTCACCAAAACTAGTTTACGAATATTACTACACCCATTTTTGGAAGAGCAATCTACTCGATGTCTTCCTGATTGCGGGGTACATCTGGGCCGGAATGGTGCTTGCGTGGGTGCTCGGGATTGCCGGTTCCATGGCGGGACAAGTGACGGGAATTGCGGTGGCGTCGGCGGCCATCTCCAGCGCCTTTGCTGCCTGGTTCCTTTCCAATCCCCGCTCATCCTCTTACTTTTCGCGTTGGTTCCACTCGGCCGGCTGGAGTGCAGTGGTCTATGACATTATCATTGTGACAACGATCTATTGGGTGGCGGCAGCGGGGAAGCGGCGGCTGGGACATTAAATTGATGTCATTGAATAAAGAAACAGGCAACCAGACACACCCTGGGAAACAATGGCCGACCACCCAATCCCGTTTTCCAAGGCCCTCCGCCATCAACCAGCCACCCGATTGCATATCGAAGAATTTGGTGATCGGCTGCAAGACGTGGTAGCCAGGGTGGACCAGCTCAGTGTGAAAATGGATGCTCTCACTGAACTGATTAAAGTGATCCAGTACCAGATACTTAGTCGGCAATTTGGGACAAACGTAGCTTCTGCTCCCTCCGATTAGATATCCAGTTTTAGCACATTGTCAGCACCGGCCTTGCGCTTTCGTCCATAGTTGTTTACATTGTTAACTCCCTCTCTTGCACCAACTGGAGTTCGCTCCGCCTTTTGCAATCCTTCGAGTACAGTCGGCTTTAGGGTGACGCTCCGGGTCTGGCTGGGCGTAGTAATTTGTGGCGGTGGCGGCATGTTCACAGCAGCATCGGCATTCTTTCGTTTCACTCGGGACATGATATCTTCAAAGTTGTCAGGGCCTTTCATTTCGGCCCGTGGCGGAGCTTGTACGGTGCCAGGAGGCGGCATCGCCCGGTGAGGCCCTGGGGTCGGGATGCCAGAGGAAGGTTGGTGCTGAGCGGCGCTACCCGAGACCAATCCCTCGGCAGCAGCCCCAGCAATACGGTTCGCAAGATCGGGATTGTGCTGCACCAGATCATCCATACCCGGCAGCTGTGGCTTGAACATCCGGTTTGACATGTGTACCATCGTGGCGCTGCCCGCGAGCAGGAACATCAGCTTGACCTCCGGAGCGATCGACGCCTTGTCTTTGTACTTTTCGTGTAGTTCGGAAAATACATCTTCGTATTCTTCTTTGTTTTCGCTGATGTTCTCACCCCATCCATCGAGATCCACATCAAAAGGATCGAACTTGGAGTTAAGAAACTCGAGCCCGGTCACGGCGGCCATGACCATCTTGCCCTGAAACTGAATGCTTTGCTTCTTTCGGATATCGGCCTTGATGAACCCCTCCTCGGCCTGCATCTCTTCGAGCGACGACTTCATGTCGTACTTCTTCGACACTGGGATGCCCTTGCGTTCGCAGTTTTCAAAGAAGCGGAGACACTTGAACTTCTCGGAAGTGATTTCAGCCTCGGTCAGTTTTCGCTTTGGAGTGGGAGCGGATCCAGCAGCTGCAGTTCCACGACCACCCGAAAACGATCGAAATCCATCCCACGATGAATCTTTTTGTTCATGAGCGACGGCGGCTGCAGTGACTTGTCCGACAGTGGGCCGGGGTGCTGGCTGGGACGCCCGCATGTCATTGGATGAAGGCTGTGATGGACCAGTATCGATTCGCACAGTCCGCCGCTGATCGGAGCGAGGTGCAGGGGGCGGTGCTCCTGCACCACCTAGAGACTCGATCTTCATCGTTCCTGGGGCCAAACCACCACCTTTCCGCCCCCCATCCACCTCTTGCACAAATTGGTTCAGCGAAGCGGCGAGTTCGTCCACGGATTCCTTATTGGACGACGGGTCGGCAGTGGAGCCCTTCATCAGGAGATCCATGCCCATCATGGGAGTTGAAGACCGTGGTCCATGAGTTGAGGGTGGTCGCAAAGCTCCGCCTCCGTCTCCGGCACTTGGCCCACCCAATTCCTCGACCTCCAATTTCAGGGTTGGTAGGCTCATACTACTCCTGTCTCAAACGCAAATCTTATGTCTATGTCAGACGCAGCTCGGGACAGTTTTTTTTCAGGTACCAACGACCCTGGAGAAACGCATCCGCAAGATCATCCTGTTTCTTGTGTCCATTGAAGTAGCCAAGCCATCGTTTGTCGCAACGCATTTCTTGTAGAGCGCTCGGTACGGCGTCCCTGGCGGCCCTTTTGCGGGCACCATAGGTGCTGGTATCCACCTCCATTCCTTCGAGTTTTCGACGGGGGGAGATGTACTGGATGTCGGTGCAGCCTTCGTGCAAGAGGTGCATGGTGAGCATGGCTTGGATGCAGCGCATTCGCACGGCGGTGGGACCCAATTGGTTTTCGATGAGGGCGGTGTAGCCTTCAAGTGAGCTGGGGAGCATGGACCGAAGATCTCGTTGGATGGTTTGAGCGATAGTCACCATATCGACATCAGACGCCTTGGGAGCTTCGTAGTTAAGGAGGGTGTGCTGGTCGTAGTGTGCTCGGATGGCGACGATAGCGGCCTTTTTTGTGTTGCGATCAGTGGGTGCGCAGCCTAATAGTTGGGCGATCCCCAGGACTTCGTCCACACTCATTTTGGACAGCTGAGTTGGCGAGAGGCGAGTGGTGGGCATGATGCCATCGGGGACTTGTTTGGCGTGCCGTTTGCAGTACAATTTGTTGCCTAGTTCGTACTTGACGGGGGACTCGCATCCGCCGTGGCAGCATTTAATAAGCTTACGCTCGCACATGTTGAAAATTTTCCAGTCAACAAGTGGATCAGAGGCTGTTGTATCGAACACGGCGAACGAGAGAGTTTTGATGCCGATATCGAAAGACATCATTCGCATGTGCCTTTTTGCTTTTGCGTGGGCAAATGTCAACTCCCTATTGGGCACGTTCGTTCGGGCCTAGATGTGCCATCATTAGGATTAGGCGGAGGCGAGGGTCTTCATGACACCGACAATCGGGCCATTGATGACGCTTTCGCCGGTTAGCTGAGCACCCTGGGTGGCGTTGGCCAGGGCGGCGGTGGCACCGCCCATCTTGCCGGCAATGTCGCGTGTCTTAAGTCCCATTCGCACCAACTGAATCACAATGTTCATGATGACGGCATAGAGATCACCAATGGTGTCCGAGAAGGCATTGCGTGTTTGGTTGAACATCACCCGCGCATCTTGCATGGAGGAGTTGAGCGCCCCAGCCATGGCGGTGTTAACAGCGTTGATGTGATGAAGGTCTTCGGTGGCCTTTGGGACGGCGGTGAGGGTGGCGCTCTGGATGCCCGGAATCATGTTGCCGTTGCCAGGTGCGCCGCACATTTGGCCCAGAAAGGCTCCGGTGGTGGAGTGGGGTCCAAGTTGTACGGCGTAATCTTGGCAGACGCTCTTGCCGACGTAGCTCATGACGACCAGCGTTAACCCGAGCGGCACAATTAGTGCCAGCAGCAGATTGTAGGTGGCGGGGGAAAATACAGTGTTGCAGGGGGTGTCTCCAGGGTTTGTAAGAGGGGAGGAGGTGATGGGGTTGGCGGTGTGGGCGGCGACGGGGGAAGAGTTGGACATGTGGGGTGTGCTACTTTGTCAATTGCTAATTCTTCGCACGCCGAGTCGAACGGCTGTGGGTTCGATGCTTGGCAGCCCTCTTCGGAGTCTTGCGAATAGCCTTCCCACCTCTGTAGCAACCCTTTCGCCCCCGCCGGGTCTTTCGCCCCCGCCGGGTCTTCCGGGCCTTGCCACCGGTCCCTTTCCAACCAAAGAGATTGCAGATTTCATTCCATTCGGCTTGGTCTTGGGACAGTTTGGTGGCGCCGTGGACCAGGCTCTTGGCAGCCTGAGGCTTGGGTGGTGGTGGCGCAGGCTGACCAAAACTGGTGCCCTTGCGATATGCAATCATCTGGTTGTAATGTTCCGATGCCTTCTGGGCACCTGCAGAGGCCTGAGAAGCCGAAACTGCTTTGATAGTAGGAGGAGCGGTTGCCATTCTAATGTTGCGGTTGAAAAGGTTTGAAAGTTTGTTGTGGTGGCGTAGGAATGAGTTCGCCTAAGGATATCGAAAAGACGATGCGACAGCATTTGGACAGTCTGATGCGAGATGAGGACGTGTCCGATGCCACCGAAGAAATACGCAAACTGCAAAACAGTCCCAAGATCCGGGGTGATCTGGAGCGATTGGAGCAGCTTCGGCACGAATATCCCCGGGTCACACCGGAGGTGTTTCGCAGAATGGTGTTGTCTCGCTGTTCGTACATGTACGAACACTTTCCAGACATCCTCTTCAAGCTGATAAAGCAAGAGGTGGATGTGAAAATTGTGCTGCGGTTCGCTGATATTCTGGGACAGATCGAGAGCGGCGAGTTAAACCAGCACGAGGCATCGTTCCAGGTGGGCACGATTCTGAAGAAGATACACATTGACAGCGTGTTGCGGCGGGATGAATTGAGAAAGTTAGAGGAGGCGGAGAAGAAGCGGCGAAAGAAGCAGAAGGGTCCCAAGAAGTTCTCTTACACACAATGGGCCGAGCGGCATCCCGAGAACGAGTGAGCGTCTTCAATAACTTGGCAGTAAACTGATTGAAGCGATGGAGTTAACTAAGGGCAGAGCAGGAATGCCAGCAGCGAAAGCATCCAATGCAAAAGGGGGAGAGAGTGGGCGCAAGATAATGGTGGTGGAGTCGCCGTCCAAGGCACCCAAGATCGAGTCGCTATTGGGCAAGAGCCAATGGCGAGTCATGGCCACCAAGGGCCACATCTGTGTCATTGACGACGGACTCAAGGGCCTAGGAGAACTCCGCACGGAAGGGCACATTCGCTACAAGACCACTAACCACACTTTTGTCAGAGAGCTCAAGAAGCTGATGCGAGAGGAAAAGACGCGTAAAGTGTACATCGGAACAGACGATGACCGGGAAGGCGAAGCAATCGGATTTCACGTGTGCCGGCTGGCAGGAGTTGACCCCACCAAGATGCCCCGGCTCCGGTTCAACGCCATCGAAAAGAACGCATTGCAAGCGGCGGTGGCCAACCCAGGCACCCTCGACATGGACCTGGTGGACGCCCAGATGTGTCGGCAGGCGATCGACTTGGCCCTCGGCTACACAGCCTCACCTCTCCTCTGGAAGGCAATTGGTGGCACCAGCAGTCTCTCGGCAGGTCGCTGTCAGACACCAGCACTCACCCTTGTGTGCGACCATCACGAGCACGCCATGTCGGCTGAAGAAAACATGGTGTGGACTACCGACACCTATCTTCCCAACTTCCCTCTAGCATTTCGTGGGGACACCAAGCATCGCACGGCTGACGAGGAGGAGATCGAGTGGCAACTGACGACTTGGCAAGAACACGATACCAAGTTAAGTCCACTGATAACCAAGAGCCGGTCGGTCTCGGCGCCGCAGCCGCTGACGACGGCCCGGATGCAGCAGCAGTGTGGGTTGCCGACCAAGCGGTGCATGGCTGCGGCGCAAAAACTGTATGAAGCGGGTGCCATCACCTACCATCGCACCGATAGCAATGGATACTGTGCTCCGTTCGTGACGGATTTGGGGGAGCACATTCGGCAGACGCATGGGGCGGAATACGTGGGCCATCCACGGATCGTGGGCAAAGGAGCGCACGAGGCGGTCAGGGCCATCGATCCAGCAAAGCAGGGATTGGGCAAGACGGGGGATGAGCGACGATTGTACAAGTTCATTCGGCAGCGGACGGTGGCAAGTGGAATGGTGCCGTGTCGAGTTGAGGACCTCTCACGGGAGTTAACAACCACAAGAAAGGGAGATCCCGAGAAGCGCAAGTTGCATGCCATGGCGAGTGTGACCCGGATGGTTTTTCCGGGGTGGACGAAAGAGGTAGGGGGTGGAGTGGTAGTGTCAACTCATGAGCAGATCCGTCAACTCAGTGAGCTGATCGCCCCGGCCGAGTTAAAGACCTCGCAACGAGTAGATCCGGAACGAACGTGTGCAGCGCCGATCGTTACGGGTATCTGTGCCCCACTGACAGAAGCGGGATTGGTCAAGACGTTGGAGACGGTGGGGGTGGGTCGTCCATCAACCTATGCCTCGATCGTGAACAAGCTGTTTGATCGGCGGTATGCGGTGGTGCAGGATGTGCCGGCCAAGGTGTTGGATGCCAAGGAAGGAGTTAAGAAGGGCAAGGGGAAGCCGACCGAATGGATCGCCAAGCCGCTGGAATACGGTGGAGCCAAGGCTCGACTAGCTCCAACACCATTGGGGGAGAGAGTCAATGCCACGTGTAAGCGGGTCTTTAGCGAGTTGATCGATGTGAAAGCCACGGCGGCGATGGAGGCGTCTTTGGACGGGATAGCCAAGGGGGAACGAGCGTGGCTGACCGTGGCCACGGAGTATTGGAACCGAGTTAACGAGATGGCCGCAGCTGGTAAGCAGTTGGTGGCAGGAGAGCGCAAGGCAGTTGCAGTAGCGACAATGAGAGGTGATAATATGGGTCCTGTGAGCGGCGCAGCCGCCAATTCACCCGCCATCCCCCCTCTTGCTACCGTGGAGGACGAACCGATTCATCTGAAGCACGGTCGGTACGGTCCGTATCTGACGTGGAATGGGATGAACGTGAAGATCAAGGGACGAAAAATGCCCAATGGTGGTTCGGCGGTGGCGATGGTCAAGGAGCATTTGGCAACACAGGCGCAGGTGCGAGATTTGGGCGATGGAATCAGCATTCGTCCGGGTAAGAAGGGAGGCAAATATGCGATGGTACGGAAGGCGAACAGCAATGAGAAGCCAGCCTTTGTAAATCTGAAAAAGTGTGAGATTGATTTGGATACGGGGGATGTGGAGTCGCTGAAGCGGTGGATAAATTCGCAGTTGTGAGTAGGAATCTAAATGGCAGCAGCGGCAACAGTAGCAGATCCGGTCGTTGTGGGGGCCGGAGCGGGAGCGGCACGTCCGGTGCCCACGCCGGATGACGTCATCTCAGCGGTTCGTCTGACGGGTGGTTTGGGGGCGGCGATGGTCGTAGGTGGATCCATCGTCGCATCTAATCAGGCGCAGGCCGGCAATTGTTCGGAACTGGTCGGCAGCATGAGCGTAGCGCTTCTGGGTTCATTGCTAATGTTTGGTGGGATGTTGCCAATGACCGCAGGTGCAAACACTCACATTATCTGGGCTACCGGTTTGCTTCAGTTTTTATTGATTGTTATGATTGCCGGCATCATTATTTGGTTGCTGGCGCTGACCAAGGCGTGCCCGGCCCTGGTGCCACAAATGGCCGAGTGCGACCGAGGCAAAAAGGAGTGTGATGCGACGAACAAAGCCCGATGTAAGAGTGTGGCCAAGGGGATGGTGCGGATTACGGCGGGTCTGACGATGGCAGTTATGGTTTATTTGTTCATGATTCTTCCGTTGCCGCAGACGATCATAGACACTTTAACGGGTCTAGTTGGTAGCGTTAGCAATGTAGGTAGAGGTGTACGTACAGCCTTTGCTGTAACCATGCCCACCGACACCACCCGTCGTGAGGCTATCCGCCGGCGGCTCAATATGCTGCTCCAGGTACTCATTGCCGAAGGGCGTGGACTTGCGCTCGGCACACTGATGATCATTTTCTTTGGTCTCGCCTTCGGACTGCCGTGGCAAGGGGTTCGCAGCATCTGCCTGGCCTGCCGCCAGACTACCGCTGACTGAGGCTACGGGTTCGGCAATCGACGCCGCCGAGATGATCTTGCACACCAATCCGTATTCGTCATCAGTGTCCCAGACACCCACGATCCGCACCAACACGTGCGATGCCGCCCAACCTGGCACCCCATTCCCCCCTCTTGCATAACTCTCAATTTGCTTGGCAATAATGTAGCTGGCAATTTTGTCTTGTCGTCTGAACCGCGACACAATGGAAAGCAAATGATGTTCAAGATCTACAAGTTTTGGTGTCAGTTCGGGACTGACCTCAACCACGATTCCAGAGAGTGTGCAAGAGGGAAAGGAGGCAAATAGCTTGGAGAACTTGCATCCGACCGCTTGATAGCTGTTGGAGGATGTTCCCAATAAGATTCGGGCACGAAAGGCAGTATCGATCGGGAGTACGCCGAGGAGCATTAGGGTGTGGCTGATTTGAAGGGAGATATGAGTGTAAGTCCTTGAGTGGGGTGGATGAGTTAAGAGAATAAGGGTTAGATCGCAAGGCTGGTAGTACGAATAGATACCATAAATGGTAGCTCCATCGGCAGGGGTTCGGGAGGTGCGATTGTCCAGAGCGGCAATGGACGACAAGGTGGTAGAGGCGATCCGCCGGTGGCTGACGGCGCCAATGCAAGAGGGGATGAAGGTGTTGGTGGTGGGTGGGCCGTCGGGTGCGGGGAAGCGGCAGCACGTGTTGGCGGGAATTTGTGGTGACGGTGCTCGACCGGCACCCCGCCGGGCCACGGCACTGGCTTCGGACACCACCGGCACATACGACTTTAACATTCGTCGAGGAATGGCGGAGATAGATTTTGGTATGTTTGCGGGAGCGCATCGGAAAAGCGCAACGACAACGACCATGGGAGCGTCAGAGGCGTTGCGGCATCAGTCACGGGGTTCTATGCCGCCAGTGTTGGTGTTTCGCAATCATCAAACAGCGAGACGGGAATGCGTGATGACGGCGCTGAATTGTGCGGCCGAGCACCTGAAACACGTGGTCATACTGACGGAGCGACCGACGGCGGCGTGTCAGATGGCGTCGGCGTGGGAGGTGTCGTTGTTGGTGTTACCGGTGATGACGGGAGTGAGGCGGCAACGAGCGGTGGACGGAGGGTACCGAATGCTAACCAGTCACGACAAAAAGGCGGATACGCTTACCGATGCGACGGTGGCGTTGCTGACGGCATCGGGGGGGCGGAGTGTGCCGGGGTTGCGGAAACATGCGTCCGAGTTGATTAGAGATCAGCACGACAGCGGAACGCTGTCCATGATGATCCTCTCGAAGCTAGAGGCGCGGGGCGCAGTGCCAACCCCGGTTCTCTGTGAGGCGATTAAAATGCTAATGTCGGGACTAGAAAATGGTTATCGGCTTCATCTTCATTGGGAGCGCTTTCTGGTATTCCTGGCGATCCAGGCCCGATGAGAATGCTAGAGGGGTGAATAGAAAATAGTTGCATCATTCTCGTTGTTCGTGTCCGCTGCGTCTGCGTCCGCCATTGCTGACATTGCCCCCTCTTGCTACGTCGTCAGTGTCGTCCTTAGGCGGTCGCCCCAGCCTTCTTGCGAGTCCGCTTCATCTTCTTGGGAGTCGGCTCAGCCTCAGCCTCTGGCTCACCGTCGCCCTCACCCTCACCCTCGCCCTCGGCGCCGTCGCTGTCGGGAACAGCAGCCGCATTGCCCGAGGCTGCACCGGCATCCGAACCCTTACCCTCACCCTCGCCCTCAGCATCCTCATCGTCACTGTCGGGCTGGATGGAGTAGCCCTTGATCCGCACCGGCTGCTTGGTCTGCGCCTGGACCAACTGCCAAGTGACGCCGCAGCGACCACCAGCAACCCAGATTCCGTTGCACTGCATCAACCCAACCATCTCAGTGCCCGACGGGGCCAACTCGGGGTCGGTCGGATCCACCGGGACGTCTTCTGACTCGGGATCCTCGGGATCCTCCGGTGCGGTCATCCCAGGGTAGAAGATCTGATTGCCGTCGATATCGAAGAGCTCCACCTTCCACACGCCCTCCCAGTAACCCACCTTGAGCTTCATGGTCGGATCACGGTCGGTCAAGACCTTGCCGGTATCCTTGTCCTTCGGGTACTTGATCACGGGGTAGAACAGAGCCCGGATGACGGCCTCTGGTTGATCGGCCTGGCCGAGGCACTCGCCGCCGTGCGCCGTAATCCACTTGACCACCTGGTTCTCGAACGCTGTCATGGTCTTACGAAAGTCAGAGTCCCGGTTGAGACGAAGATTGACCGAGTACTTCTTGGGGTCGTTCGGCTTGTCCATCGGAGCCTGTCCCACAAGCCCGTAGGTATTGGTCTTGGGGAACTGAATCACGGGCTTCTCGCCCTTGTAGTAAATCGGGATCGACTTCCCGCCCTGCTTGTTGGTCTTGACAGACCCGAAGGTGATCTCCTCTGGGTTGAAGTGCTTCAAGCGAGTGATGAGGTCAGCGACGGAGGCCGGCATGCTAGTCCGATTGTAATGGTCTCTCGGGGGATGTTTCTAGATCAATTTATGGTCCAAAATTCAACTTCGACCCTCCGCAGTTCTCGGTCATCTCTAGGTTCTTTTCTCCCACAGAGTTAATGGCGTCAACGCGCAGGCACTCGCAAAAGGGCAGCAAGTCCAACAAGACCCACCGCAACCGGCGGCACACCAAGAACTTTGAGATCAAGTATGGCAGCCCGGCGCAGGTGATGCACGGCACCGCCGAGATGACCTCGGGCGGCGTGACCAAGGCCGGCTGGATGTACAACAAGCACGGCCGGATCGTATCCAAGGCCCGCCACTCTCTCGCCAAGAAGCAGAAGCACCTCGAAAAGGCCGGCTACAGCGCCAAGAAGGGCAAGTTCGGCTACATCCGGATCAAGCCGTCCAAGAAGACCCGCCGCCACGGCAAGAAGGGAACGCGTAAGCACCGAAAGTAAAGTGTGCCGAGCCGAGTTAACAAACTTAGTCAGTCGCCAAGATAGCACTACAAGCACTCATGGCCACTGATTTGGTGTCTCCGCTCCCTCCCCTCTCTCCCAGCGACAGCAGTCCACCAGCACCCGAAACAGCATCGACACCGGTTGATTCGTCGTATCTCTACAACATCCCCTTTGCCATGCACCTCAGCAATCCCCTGCCCTCCAACATGCACCCCAACACTCCATCTCAAATCAGCCCGTTGGCGTGGCTAGGAGCGGGTCCCGTCGCCTTCCATCTAGACGACAGCATGGTCCTCGATGGCAATACACCCATCCAGGATCCCTTAACTCAGTCCAATGCTGTTAACTCGGCCACTGGCACCACCACCACCCCAACATCCACCCCCTCTGTATCTCCCGTAACTTCCACACTCCCCACAGCACAAGACGGGCTTGCGGACTACAAAAATTGGCTCACAAACACCCCTCATCCTCCTCCTCTAGCACCCCGAGCCCAAAGACCCCGACCCGAGGAACTCGAACCACTGCACCCATCCAAGATCGGGCTTTCCACTAATCTTAACTACAACATCGCTCAACTCAAGCAGTTTGCTTCCGAGTACAAGCTGCGACGCACCGGCAACAAGGGGGTGCTCCGACAGCGACTGCACGCTCATCTGGTGCGTTCGTGGCACGCCACCCGGATCCAAGCCGTCTACCGTGGCCACCTCTTTCGTCGCTATCTCCGAACCAAGGGGCTGTTAACTCCAGCCAGACCCAATAATACGACTAACGACGAAGAGTTGGAAACTCTAGAACCCGTGTCAGGAATTCCACTTGATCGGCTCTATGTGATATCCAATGCGGGTGGGATGCCCACGGTCTACGACGTGGACGTGTTACGCAAACTGTTGCGAACCCAACGGGAACGTGAGAAGACGCCATACGATCCGTACACCAACGTTCCCTTTGCCCAAGGCGATTTGGAACGTCTGCAAGAGGAGGGGAGGCTGAAGGGATTGTTGGGGCGGGGTGGTGTTAAGGCCGGCTCGGTGGCGGGCGGGAGTGTAACGGACATACAACCAGCGGTGGTGATCAATCCCGAGGCGGTGGCGGCGAATATGTTTCGGTTGCGGATCATCGGTCTCTGTTCGCAGCTGGACAGCCTAGGGCACATCACCAATCCTAGTTGGTTCTTTGATTTGGGAACAGAGGGTTGGCGGCGGTTGTGTGTAGAGTTGTCGGATATCTGGGGGTACCGTGCACAACTTTCGCAGGACATCAAGGCTCGGGTGGCAGGCGACTTCCCCGTCCCAATTCCGTCACGGACACTCTCGAATGCCGAGATCCGGCACCGGGCGCTTAATCAGGCGGAGCGGATGGTGTATCGTGGTGTGGATCGTGATTCAAAAATGTTGGGCGCCAACTATTTGCTGATCGCTCTAACATTGGTCTCGCCAGAGGCCGCCGAAGCGTTGCCTTGGCTTTACCAGGCAGGTCGTCTTTCGTGAATTTTGTGAGCTTCGGCGGGACACATCCACACTAAATTGACATGTGCCGTTGCGTCAAAGGACTTAGAAATAACCCTCCCGAGAAGGTCAAGAGATGCCGGCTGGCAAGGGACCGAAGACTGCGACGACTGCCTCGAAGGCCAAGGCCACCAAGGCCTCCACCCCCAAGACGACCAAGGCTGCTGCCGCTCCGGCGGTGGCGGATCCGGTGGCGGATCCGGTGGCTGATCCGGTGGCTGATCCGGTAGCGGATCCAGAGGTTGAGGGCTGGTGCGCCACCGATGACCTCGAATCTCTGATCGCCGAGGTGACCACCCTCAAGGCTTCCCTTAGTGTGGCCATCAACAAGCTCAAGGACTACTCGAAGAAGAACGCCAAGGAGCATAAGCGCCTATCGAAGCTCCAGGCTAAGAAGAAGACCTCGTCAGGTCCGCGCAAGCCGAGTGGCTTCACCAAGCCGACGCCGATCACTCCCGAGCTGGCGACCTTCATTGGCAAGCCGGCCGGCACCGAGATGGCCCGCACCGACGTGACCAAGGAGATCACTGCCTACGTCCGGGCGCACAGCCTCCAGGACAAGGACAACGGGCGCAAGATCATCCCAGACAAGAAGCTCTCGGCGCTTCTCAACGTCCCGAAGGGAACGGATCTCACTTACTTCAACCTCCAGACGTACCTCAGCCCTCACTTTGTGAAGGCGCAGGCGTCGGCGTGAGTTGTCGACCGACCGAACTGAACGCAAATGAACCAATATAATGGTGATCAGGCTTGGGTCCTGTCCTGGGAAGGCAGTTGGATGTCGCCCGCAGAGCAACTTGCAGGGGGGGCTGTAGCTCAAATGGTAGAGCGCCCGCTTAGCATGCTGGAGGTACCTGGATCGATGCCGGGCAGCTCCATATGAAAGGGACGTGTCGTCCTCCTTCGACCCCCCTGGTCTCAAGCTCCACTCAGTTGCCTTCGAACAACTCCATATGATATCACATTAGCATTTTTACACAAATTAGCAATTGACTCATAGAGTTCATGGCTGTGTCCCCACAACCATGAGCCTCAGCTCACAACACCTATCCACCCTATCCCCTCTTGCATTCACTAAGATATCTATAAGATATCTAGTGGTGTTCTGTCGATAATTACTTGCGAACCTTATCAACACCTTCTTGGTACCGATATCCAATCGGCACATTACTGACCTTCATCAGTGGCAAGATGTGGTTGTTGATCAGACTAACAATGCCTGAACTGACAGCAATAGCGTCTTCTGTAGCCAATGGCTCCTTATCATTAACTGCCTTGACCATGCGCGCTGCCTTTTGTTCAAGCTTTCGAGCAGCAACAAAAAGTTTCGAAATAACCTGCCTTGGAACGGCTCCACCACGCTGATGACGCTTGGTGCCCGAACGTTTCTTGCCTTTGTTGACTCGGCGAGTCATGTGTCCACGCATCTTAATATTGATCAACAAAAAAAGCCGCTCTGCGTTCATTTGGCCTTTTCCCCAATCCGATGCCGAACCAAATCCTTGGCCGACACGCCCTTGACCATCTCTCCTAGATGCTGACGCACGTATTCTTCACGATCCACCGAACGGGTCAGCTTACGGATCAACGAATCCAACGCATCCGCCACTGGTCTCTTTTCTGTTTCCCGCCATGCTTGCTGAATGTTTACCAACGCATGCTTTAGCGGCGACGACGCCGTGTCCAACATCATTTGCGCCGTCCGCAAAGAAATCAGAGCATCCGCATTCAACACATTGTCCAAACCAAATCGAGCACTGCGCTTCGTCTTCGACGCCATCCGATCTGCTATTTTCAATGAGAAAAATTGATTTACATTAGCCTACCTGTCTTTGCTGTTCCACCCCTCTCTAAACTCAGGATACCACCTTGACACCTCGTCGCCACGTCAGCTCCAACCTGTCGCCGCCCTCGAGCAACCGCACCCCCCGCTTAATCTTCTCCGACTGCGCCGACCCACACAACATCACCTCGTACAACTCATTGTGTGTGTATTTGCCCTTGGTGGCCTCTTCGCACACCGCCACGAAACGCTCGGGCGTGATCCCGATTGTCGCGTATATGGCTGCCGTGTCCCACAACTCGAAACGACCCTTCACCGGGTCAAACTGCCGCAGCACCTGCGGACAGCCACGGATAAACATGTCTGAATCGTTGCTCAGACAAGCAAACGCCGTCCCACGCTGAACCATATCCACACAGACCGAATCCGCCTCGTCCGGCGCCATCAGCACCGTGCAAACCCCGCTCTTGCTTAGCTGGTCCCACGCCGCCCGCACCTCCTTGGCCCCCACGTGGATCGTCCGCGAACGCAGCACCGCATGCTTGCGCTTCACGTAGTGCGGGACCTCTACGCCGTGCTGTTCCTTGATCTTCTCCAGTTCCTTCACCGCCTCGTCTCGTTGCTTTCGTCGGTCGTTCGCCAATGTCTTGCGCTGTTTTGACATCTTGTTGCTGTCAAAGACGCACACCGCACGTAGTTCGTGTATCTGCAAGAGGGTGCAGAAGGCGTTGAGACCTTCTACCACCCCTGGTCCGTTCTCCAAACCCGCCAGATGGAAGAGCAGGTTCATGGCGTCAACGACTAGGACCGAACGGCTCTTCGTGTCTTTTGTCACTACCGCATTGCGGAGCTCGAGCAGTTTCTCCCCCGTGACCACACGCTTTGCGGTGTCGCCGCAAGTGCGATCAAGCACTCCGATCAGACCTCGCACACCCATTGTTGTAGATCTTATTGGCATCGATATTGTCACGTTTCACACTTCAATTTTGAGGCATCGATGGCTCGTGATGACTCATCCGCGCCGACCGACCACCCATCCCAAGAGTTGACCCCCTCATCTTCCGTTGATAGACCAGCCCCGAGTTAACGACCTCGCCCAGCCACTCCAACCACAGCCCTGGGTCTCTCAACTCAAATCCCACTCCGCTCTTACACTCTCGATTGTGCCGAACACACCAAACCAAAAACGATCGCCACTCCACCATCAACGTTCCCGTGAGACAATAATACTCTAGCGCCGGAGTTAACTGCCCCCAACCGTCCTCAACTCCCATCGCCACGTGCGGCAGTGCCCGCTGACACTGTCGCCACCCATGCTCCGCCTCCCGATCCAATCGCCCCGACAACCCACTCATCCCCTTCCCTCCTCTTGCAAACACCGTCAGAACGATCCGGGCCCATGCCTCGGCATAGACCTCGCTCAGTTCTAGCTTTTCTGGAAACCGCAGCCCAGTCAACTCCTTAACTACCTCCCATCCTGGCAACTGACCGTACACCCCAAATGCGTGAAACGTCTCGTGCACAAATACCTTGAACCATTCTTCTTCCCGATAGACACAAAACCGCGCCAGTCCCTCGCCAATGTAGCTCAGCCCGCCATTGACGTGGTCTGGGGCTATTAACTCGTCAACTCCGTTCGGGAAAAACCGCCGATCGGGCAGCATCAGAAAATCACAGACCATACCGCGACTACCATCCATACCGGTCACACATGGCAACAGCATCTCCAGCCAGACAAAGGCCAATTTTGCCTTTTCGTGAAGATCTGCAAGAGGAAGGGGGTTGGTTGGATAGATCCAAAAACGGAGCTCCGCAGTTCGTCCGCTGATGGTGTTCAAATACTTATACCCCACCCTGGGACGCTTGGCACTCTTCCGCAGCTCGGGTGCAACCCCCGCCACCAATCCTGCGCACGGCCGCAGACTCGACCCCAATTGCTCCCCCCTCCATACCGCCGCCGGATACTGCCGCACCTTCTGCTCCGCTTCCGCCTTTCGCTCTTGCAAATTCGCCAGTATGCGGTCCGTCATGTGGCTGAATCGCTGCTCTTATGAGAGAAGAGACAGCACATTCAGGCATCAAGCGCATCCAGGTAATCCATCAGTGTGAACTTAACCTTGTTCTTCAGCCCCGGATACTCGGATCGCTTTCCGCAATGCTCGAGCACCGTGTCGATCGCCGCCCGCACCTCCGGAATTGGCCTCGCACCAGTGGCCTCCAGCACCGCCACCAGCCGGGACGTCAGCACCTCGGCCATGCCCTTGTCCTCCGCCTTTTTCCCCAACTTGGTCAGCTTCTTTCCCAGCCGCTTCAGGAGCAACGATGTGGATCCCGCCGTCAGCACACCATGCTTCTCGCACAGTACGGCCAACTTCAAATAAGTGGTGTTGCTGTCGTTGGTTACATTCGCCGCACACATCGCATCATAGCTGTCATCCTCTTGCTCCGCCACATTGGTGCTGTTGGACACACAACTGGCCCGGAGCTTGTCCATCGCCACCATCGCAAGCATTCGGGCCTTTGACGTTTCTTGTGGCCCGTCGCCACCCGCAAGCTGAAGCCCCCGCAAGAACATGGCATACAGATCCGCATTCCCAGACGATGCCTTGGCAAAGTCTAGGATCACGTTCGCCATGCCACGCAACTCCTCTTCATCCGACACCTCTTGCAATAGCTCGGATACATGGCTGATCGTATCTGTCAGCTTTTCTTCGGTCAGTTTGTTAAACAGCGTCCGGAACTTTGTTGTTGGCGTCTTGATGGAGATGACCTTGGTAGCCTTGAAGGTGCGAAAGTTGTCCCAGTTATCGTTCTTCCATTGCGGCGCTCTTCGATAGCAGCCGTTATCATGATGTCCTCGGTTAACTCGGACACCGCCTCGCAAGTTGCTCCCTCCATTGCGGGAGCCGTACACGTTCAGCTGCGTGGTCGCCACATTATCCGAAACTACCTTTTCTAGTTCTTGCAAACTGTTTTGAACCGCCTCAGGCAGCCAGCTATCAATCTTGCTTGCGTTCTTGCAGATGAACGCGTGCACTTCGGAAAGTGGGTACCGTCGGGCTGTGTCGCACATCGCTGCCCTGGCTATCCAATCCCTGACAGAGTGTGCCTAGTTCAATTTCGGATTCAAAATTGAACTAGACGTGTTTCGATAAAACTGGTAGATACCCACGATGACTGATCGTGAAGCGAGCACCAACGAGATTCCCCATGACGGGGCCACCGCCTCAGCCGCCGCGTCCGCCCCGGCAACCCGACATGACGAAGAGACGTTCGAATCATGGGATGACGAAAATGTCAACCTCAAGATGGAACTTCTGCGCGGCATCTACGCCTATGGGTTTGAGGAGCCAAGCGCTATCCAGAAGAGAGCCATCATCCCGATGACATGCGGCCGTGATCTGCTCGCTCAGGCACAGTCAGGCACCGGCAAGACCGGCGCATTCACAGTCGGTTTGCTTCAGCTTGTGGACACCGCAGACGACAAACTCCAGGCGCTGGTTCTGGCACCCACGCGTGAGTTGGCCGACCAGATCAACACCGTCATCACCACCATCGGCAGGAACATGAAGGTGCGGACCGAACTCGCCGTCGGCGGAACCCGTGTGCAAGAGAATGTGAGCGCTCTCAAGAGCGACAAACCGCCGCACATCGTTGTTGGTTGCCTGGGCCGAGTACTCGATCTGGTGACTCAGCGGCAGGCCCTCGACCCTCGCACACTCAAGGTATTGGTAGTGGACGAAGCCGATGAGATGCTGTCGCAGGGCTTCAAGGAGCAAATGCACAGCCTCTTCCAATATTTGCCGCAGGACATGCAGGTGTGCCTCTACTCAGCCACCCTGCCGCAGGAGGTACAGGACCTTACTCAGAAGTTCCTCCGCAATGCAGTGCAACTGTTGGTCAAGCAGGAGATGCTTACACTCGAAGGAATCCGCCAATACTATGTCGGTCTGGACACAGACGATCAGAAGTTCGATACGCTCAAGGATCTGTTCGAGACGATCAGCATGAGCCAGTGCATCATCTACTGCAACACCAAGCGGCGATGCGATATGCTGGAGGACGCAATGCGCCGCGATGAGTTCCCGGTGATGAAGATCAACGGAGACATGAGCTCGGAAGAGCGAAAACAGGTCTGTGACGATCTACGAGGTGGCAAGATCCGAGTTCTTATCACCACCGATCTCTTTGCCCGGGGCATCGACGTTCAGCAGGTCAGCTACGTCATCAACTTCGACATTCCGTCGAACGTTGCAACCTATCTGCATCGTATCGGTAGGTCAGGCCGATACGGTCGCAAGGGCGTGGCCATCAACATGATGTCCCGTCGTGAACGTCAGAAACTCCAGGACATCGAGCGTTACTACCACACACAGATCATAGAGATGCCAACCGACTTTGCGGTCTAATAACCGTCTAAAAGAACGTCTGTAAATTAGTCCAGAAAAGAATGGCGACCGTCATTGACCCCATGTTAAGCAATCCAGCCTTCAACTTCCATCTGCCATGGGAACACCCGATGGAACCTTACTGCCGACCAATCAACCACAACACCGCCGAACAACTGGAGCTCGCCGAAAGCCGATGCAGCGCCCCCAGCGTCTACGAAGCGCTGATCCAGCCGACAATCCAGCCCACTTACAACCTTTTTCCCCGTCTTGCAAAAACCCACAGCCGCAATCCTAACCTTCTCAAGGGCCAGCGGCGAATCGCCAAAGACATTATTCGCAACGGTCCACTGCTCACGCCGGAACAGCTCCAGGCTTTTAACACACTCAACACTCAGGTAGAATCCATCCACGAAGACACTGGCTTCCGGTCCAAGTACGGCTTTCTTGACTTTGACCGGGTCGCCTTTCTCAACGAGATTCCCGCTGTCATCACAATGTTAGTAATGTACAACGTGGGTTCGCCGCTGATCAGCCTACTTAGTCCGATCTGCGGTGCCCTGCTGGCCTACATCGTCCTCATTGTCAAAGGCAGCCAGATCAGCTTTTCCAATTTTGTCAGTGTGCTCAGCCAACGCTTCAGATGGCTGCTCGACATCAACAAACTCTTCGACAGCAGTTACTCGCTCTACAATCGAGTTAAGGTGGTCCTGACCGCCGGACTCTACTGCTTCAGCATCTACGCAAACATCCGCAGCTGTCGCAATTTCATCCGCAACTATTCCGCCGTCGGCACCGCCCTCCAGGCCCTCACTACTACCACTCACGCCATATCCTCTTGCATTCAACGCTTCTCCAAACTGGCCGCCTCAACTCACACTCCTCAGCTCAAGTTTTACTGGAAATGGGTCGGCCTCGCCACCGCCCCCGCTCGCCAGATCGTCAGCCAAATAGAACCCTACCTTCCGCTCAGCTCACTCCGACCCACTTCCATCCCTCTTGCACTCCGTCTGTTTTATCAACTCAAACACTCACCACACATGCACATCTCACTGAATTGGTTGCTCGGGATTGGCGGCCTCTGCGAGGTGTACCAAGGAATTGCAAGAGGGTGGAAAAATAAGGAATTGGGGGTGTGCCTCACGACCACCAATTTCGAAAACGCTTTTGTCCGAGGTCTGCGGCATCCGACTCTGGGTAAGCATTGCGTCACCAATACATTGGATCTGCGGAGGTCGGCGGTGTTGACCGGACGAAATGGTTCGGGCAAGACCACGTTTGCCAAGTCGCTGGCCATTGCGGCCATCCTAGGACATCAGTTTGGGTTGGCGCCATGTATCAAGGCCCAGCTACCACCACTATCAACTATTCGGTGCGAAATGAATGTGCCCGACACCAATGAACGAGACAGTCTATTCGAGGCCGAAGGACGACGGTGTCTTGAGTTGGTGAACGAACTCAGGTCCAATCCAAAGGGTTTTCACCTGTGTGTGTTTGATGAAATGTTCTCGGGTACGAATGCAAATGAAGCACTGGAAGTAGCGGTGGGAGTGCTCGACAACATGGTGAGCAATGGACAGACTCGGTTCATGGTGACGACGCACATGCATGCGTTGGGACCGCGTCTAGGCGAGGAGTTAACCCAGAGTTTGACCATGGGAGTTGATGATGGTGGCAAGCCGACGCACGAGGCAGAGCCCGGGGTGGCCGAGTCGTCGGGGGCGCACGATACGCTCGTTCGGATCGGCTTTGCCCCAGAACTGTTAACTCGACCCATAGGGGTTAACTCAGGCAGCGGGGCATAGCGCGAGGGCGGCGGCGACTTGGATGGGTTCTGGGGACAGAGTCTCCGAAAGCCCCCACCATACGTTCATAGACACCAAACGATAAGCACTGAATAAGAAAGAACAGATGGGTTATCGCAACATCATTCTCATCGGAGCATTGGTGCTCGGAATCGCCATCGTGGTCCTGATGTACGTCCGCCGAGGCTTCAACGATATCCAAGAGCAAATCGATGCCATCGAAACAGTGCTCGCCGGTATGCCGCCAACACTCACCAGTGGTGCTTGGGCCGGAGCCGCACAAGGGGGAGGTGCTCCTGTTCCCCCCCCCGCTGCCCCTGTGCCGACCGAAGAAGAACCGGCCGAATACTACAACCTCGACGAGGATGTCGAAGACAACGACGAAGAGGAACTCATCGAAACGTTGATCGATACCGACATGTCCGAGTACGATCTCTCGGGAAACGAAACAACTGGGATCGCCACTCTTTCAGAACCTGGATATTACGAAGCCGGTGGGATGTACCTCACTGTAACGCCTGTGGGTTCTGGTGAGGAAGACGAACACGACACGAGGTTCGTAGTGTCCGAGCTGGAACCGCTGACGGGGATGTTGCCGCCCAGTATGCAAGAGGAGGATGAGGATGGGTTGGGATTGGGGGCAGTGTCAACTACCGAGTCCGATGGCGAGTCCGATGGCGATGCTGAGGCGGATACCGAGGATAATGTAGCTAGCGAAGAAGAGGCTGGTGTCGGTGCTGACACAACCGAGGCTGTCGGCGTTGTGATGGATGACACTGCCGTGAAGTCTGCCGATGAGGAGGCGGACGAAGTCGATGAGTTCGCACAGATGACGCTCCCTGAACTCAAGGCACGACTCAAGGTGCTTCAGCCCGAGACCAAGGGTCTTGCCCGGCTCAAGCGGGCGGAGGTGCTTGATCGGCTGCGGTCCGGCGTAGTGGTTGAGGTCGACAGCGAGAAGTAAGTGCTCTAAGTAGGACATGGTGTCTGCCCGAACACACGAAACATTGGTCGGGACCCTCGCCGGCTTCTTTGTCTATGCTGCGGCTCACGCCAGCAGCGTGCCAGTGAGTGCGGTCGGAGCTAGCGCTACCGCCCGTGAAGGCATCATGGCGCCACTCATCTTTGCTTACACCGCTCTTACATTTTGGGCTACTGGCGGAAACATCGGCAACGATCCTAACAGTCTCTGGCAACAATCACTGAGGTTCATCCACACCAACATCTGGTTTGTGCTGATGATCGCCTCGGGGTTCTATTCAGCAAGTGTGGTGGCTACATTGGCTGGAAGAAAGTGGTGTGAACACGCACTGAAAATGCCGTGCACTGCCACCGGAATGATGGCGCAGGAGATTTGTCCCGACGCCCAGGGTCCAGGCTTTGTAGGGTGTGTGCAGGAGGAGGCGGTGGCTGCGACCAAGGCTGTCACGACGGACCTTAACTACGCAATGGATCTGACGACAGCGTCGTTTGCGGGCATCGGAGACGCGATCCAGGCCGGTCGGATGATGTTTGCACAGATTCGCGACGGCATCGAAGGGGCAATATCTGACATGACCCGCCGGGTGGTGGGAGCAATGACTCCTGCCGTGCGTTCAGCGCTGGGTCTCAAGGCCCTCATCGCTCAGCTGGAAGGTGTGCTGACCACAATGACATTTTTGTTGCTGAGCGGAATCATGACGGTCAAGTCGTTCATCGGTGGTTCGATCCAGGCGGGCGATGCCGCAGTGGCAGCACTTGCCATCACCGCCGCCATCCTTTTTGCTACTTTTGAGTTTGTGCCCGCGGCAATTGCCCTTGGAATCACCATTGCTGTTGGCGTCCCACTTGCTCTTATTTCGGATCTGGCGCGGGATCTGGGGATCAGTTGGTAACAAGGGGATGCAAGAGAGGAGGATGCTAGAGAGGAGAGTGAGTTGATGAAGGTGAAGCCCGGAAAATGTTGATCAAGAACAGACCGATCTTATGGCCAAGGATGCCAAAACCAAGAGTCCTCAGAAAGATGTGCGGCTCGCCGAAAACATTGCCAAGTGGCTGGTCATCATTGTACTGACTGGCGCTGCGCTAACACTGGTATTTGTCGTGGCGATCGGTGTGGTCATTGCCGTGTTCATTCGTCCCAAGGCAATGCTGTTGGCTGAACGGCTCCGCAAAAACAAGAAGGCGATGAACGGCACCGCCAAGGAACGCTGCATGGCGTTCTACTCGGAGGTGTCCGAGATGATCAGCCCAGGCGGACCAACCAACGCCGCCAGCGTTTGCACCACCACTCACCAGATACAAACAGGCGACAAGTTCTTTGCTACCATAGTGACAGCAAACAGTAGCACCGGCACCGATCCGGCCCACGTGGCTCATCTGTCTTCGGCTGCCCAGGCCAAAAGCCGGGAAGATGCCATCAAGTCAAATACCAAGATCGCAGCCAACCTTAGAGGCAAGCACGCTCCCGAACCCGAACCGCACACCCCATCGCACCCTGCTGGACCCGATACCAACCCCGCAAACTATGCCGCCGCAGCCAATGGTCTAGGGACTCACGTAATGGCTCACGAGTAGAGCGTCATGAACTTCTGTTCCGCCGGCTTGGCCAACATGGAAGCCAAATCCCGGTCCACCACCACTGGAAATGTGAAGCCGTTGCCGACTTCTTTGGCGTCATCGTTGGCGCCGTGTCCGTCTTCCCTTCCACCGGCTCCATCATACTCCCCCCTCTTGCATAGCCGAGAGTTCTTTCCAACAACCTGTTCCAGCGGCATTCCCAGCCGCAGCAAATTCAGTTTCGCTAGACATGTGGTAAGTCCACGCTTCATATCTCGCACTCCCTTTTCACTTCCCGAAATGACCTCGGTGATGTAGCCAATGCCACTCTCATCAAATTGGACGTCGTCTGTGGTGAACGAATATTCCTTGAGCAAGTCGGGAAGCATGTAGTCAAGTGCAATCCTGGCCTTTTCTTGGGCGTCGTAGCCCTTGACATCGATCTTGAACATTCGGTTCAACAGAATCGGGTTTATCTTGGATTCGTCGTTGTAGCTGAAGACGAACACCGCCCGGCTGAGGTCCAGCGGCACACCGGCAAAATAGCGGTCTTTGAAGGTGTCGTTCTGTGCCACGTCAGTCAGGTGCGTCAGGATCCCTGCCAGTTCCTGTCCCTTGGGCGATTCGCTGATCTTGTCCAGCTCATCAAAATAGATGACTGGATTCATGCAGCCAGAACGCAAGAGAACCGACACCATTTCACCCCACGTGCTGCCAACGTAGGTGAAGTTGTGGCCCTCTAGCATTGCACCGTCGCTGCTGCCGCCCAATGCAATAAACTCGAATGGTCGTTGAATAATCTCGCTGAGCCCGTCCTTGATCAGCGTGGTCTTTCCGGTGCCCATTGGGCCCTTGAGTGCAATCGCACAGCCTGCGCTATCCGGATTGGCCACCCACTGCCCCAACACCTCAATCAGTTTGGTCTTGGCTTCGTCCAATCCGTAGGCGACCTTGTCCAGCTTCTGGCGGGCATCACTCATGAACGCAGCCATTTCGTTCGGAGGAGTGGTTCCTAGGCGCACCGGTAATTCCTTATGGATTCCAAATGGAATCCGAGTAAATGTATCGATCCAAGTGTGGAGTTTCTGGGTCTCTTCGCTCATTGGGCCCTCCATAAGCACTAGCTTCCGCATCGCCTGTGCCTTTGCCTCGGCTGTCGCCTTTGATTCCAGGATTCGCATAATGTATGGCTTTTCGGCCTCCTTTTCCGTCAGTCCTTGGAGCTTACTAAGCAGTTCCTTTTGTTCCTCAAGTTTCTGTTCCTTGAAGTACTCTGACGGTCGTTTGCGGGTGACTTGCGCCTTCATCAGCTGCCGAAACTTCTTAAAGTTATTCTCACGGAAGGGCTTCTCAGCCTTTTTGCGGGTCGCCGCTTCCTCCTTCGCCTTGACCTTTTTCATTCCATCGACCGCCGTGTCAAATTCCTTGAGCAGCTGCTGTTCCATCTCGGCCTCCGATCCTCGCTGATCCACTCGCTTGTGCAACATTGCCAGCATTTGTTCGTACTCTTCGAGGGTCGGTTTGCCATTTCCAGCCTTGACTGTCTTGCTCGCCTTGGTTCCGTTGCCCCCTGCTCCCCCCTTTGTCGTTGCCGATGCCTTCTTGAATGTAAGAGGGGCAGAGGATGTGGGTGGTGCAGCCATGAACGGAAACGGCGGGATCATTGCATTGCGACGCCCCGCTTGCGGTTGGTCCTTCCGTTGTGAACTCTGCGGTGACTTTGGCGTCATATTCATCTCCTTCCCCCTCTTGCTTTGTCGTTTCTTTCCCGGCTTGTCTGCCTTGTCCGTCTCTTCGACCATTACTCCATTGATCGCGTCTACAAGCATCATCGCTGCAATGCCCATCATATCTTGATGTGTCATCTCGTCACTGTCGTCTTCGACTTCGCCTTCTTCATCGTCGTCGTCATCGGAATCGGCTTCATCGTCGTCTTCGATCTCAATCATCGACGGCGATGGCATCCCCACCACATACGTGATTGAAACAGTGGGCACCATCTGACCGTCGTCGTCGTCGTCGTCGTCATCGGACCATTCGCTATCGTCGTCGTCGTCACTGTCATCTTCATTACTGTCATCGTGATGTCCGGCCTCAGCATCCTTGGTCATTTCCTTAACCCAGTTTTTCAAGAGGTGGGTGGGGGTCTCGGTGACTGGGTCTTCGGGTGCATCGTCAGTCGATGTACTAGTTGGGGGGTCGGGATTTCGAGACATCAGTGGGCTATGATACACAGATAGAGGTTGTCTATACGAATTTCACTTGCGCCGAAAGACCCAAAATTGACCTGGGGGGTCGGAACTTATTGTGCCTAGACAGAGCAGATGTCCGTGGGAACCGGAAACCCGTCCAAGCGGCACCCTTCCAAGATCATTGGTCTCCAGTTCGGCATGATGTCACCCGAAGAGGTGCACAACATGTCGGTGGTGTCGATTACCACACGAGACACATACGCCGGGGGACGACCCGTGGTTGGTGGAATGTTTGATGCACGAATGGGAGTACTCGACCCAGGATTGGTGTGTCCGACCGATGGACTGGACTGCATGGAAACCCCTGGATACTTTGGACACATCGAACTGGCCAAGCCAGTGTATTACGTGCACATGCTTGGGACGATTATGAAGGTGCTCCGAAGCACTTGTCTCAAGTGCGGCAAGCTTCGTTGCAACAAAACCAAATTGTCCAAGGAACTGCCCGAAGATTCACAGCAACGGTGGGACGTAGTGTTCAAAGCGTCTAGCAAGATTAAGGTATGTGGCGAGGAGAACGAAGATGGCTGTGGTTTCGAGCAGCCCGACAAGATAACGTACCACAAGGAGGAGGTTGCGACCATCCAGGTTGTATGGGTGAACAAGGGCGGTGAAGATCAGGTCAAGGTGCTGTCGGTTGAGGAGGTGTTGGTGATGCTGACCCGGATCACCGACGAAGACGTCGAGTTTATGGGGTTCTCGCCGATGTGGTCGCGCCCCGAGTGGATGATTTGTCGTACGCTGCCTGTGCCCCCGCCTGCGGTTCGCCCCTCGGTCAAGATGGACGCTCAACAGCGGAGCGAAGACGATATATCGCACTTCCTGACCAACATCTTCAAGGCAAACGCCACTCTGGCTGCCAAGATTGCCGCAAATGCTCCACAGGACATCATTAACAGTTGGCACCGGCTGGTACAATACTTTGTTGGTGTGATGGTGAACAACGAAGATCCGCAACTGCCGACTGCCACGCAACGCACCGGTCGGCCGCTCAAGTCGATCCAGGAGCGGCTCAAAGGCAAGACGGGACGGGTGCGGGGAAACCTAATGGGGAAGCGTGTGGATCAGTCGGCCAGGTCGGTCATTACTCCCGATCCCAATTTGGGGATCGCAGAGATTGGGGTGCCATTGCCGATCGCCAAGAACATCACCTTCCCGCAGGTGGTGAATGAGCGCAACAAAAACTACCTGCTGAAGCTGGTGGTGCGCGGACCCGACGTCTACCCGGGCGCTGTGCGGCTGGAGCGTGAGAACGGCGACATCGTCACGCTGCGGCACGCCGACCGCAACAGTCTGGTTCTCGAACTGGGTGACATTGTGCATCGACATCTGCTCGACGGCGACTATGTGCTCTTCAACCGACAGCCGACGCTGCACCGAATGTCTATGATGGCGCACCGGGTGCGCGTACTGTTTGAAGGCAACACATTCCGAATGAACCTGGCCGACACTAAGCCGTACAACGCCGATTTCGATGGTGATGAGATGAACTTGCATGGGCCTCAGAGCGACGAGGCGGTGGCCGAGTTGGCCTTCCTGGCGGCAGTTCCGCTCCACATTATCTCGCCAGCGGACAACAAGCCGATCATCGGTATCTTCCAGGACTCGCTGCTGGGGGCTTATCAGCTCACTCGGGACGGGGTTGAGTTTGACCGTGAACAGGCGATGGAGTTGCTCGCCATGAACCCGCGCATCGATCCCGACGCTCTTGCATCTCTTGAGCGTTACAGTGGCCGAGATTTGGTCAGCCGCATCCTCCCGCCGCTCACTCTGGATTCCAAGTTCGGCGATTCCAAGGTGTTGATCCGACGAGGACAGATGGAAAAGGGTCAGCTGAACAAGTCAGTGCTAGGCGCATCGAGCAAAGGATTGCTACACACCATCCACAACGACTACGGTGGCGAGGCAGCGGGGGCTTTCATCGACGGGCTTCAGAACCTAGTGACCAACTACATGAAAAAGAGCGCTTTCAGTGTGGGTATTAGCGACCTAATTGCCGACAAACGCACGGTGGAGGAGATTGCCAAGACGATCACAGACAAAGAGGGACAAGTGAACCAGCTCATCCGACAGCTTCAGCTTGGGGCTTTCCGGGGGCAAACTGGGCAGAGCAACCGTGATGAGTTTGAGGTGCTGGTTAACGGCATCCTCAACAAGGCGCAAGAGGAGGCGGGGAAGGTTGGGCGGAAGACTCTGAGCGAGAACAATCGTTTCGTGGTGTTGGCGGACAAGGCTGGTTCCAAGGGAAAACGGCTCAACATTACCCAGATGATTTCGTGCGTGGGGCAGCAGAACGTCGATGGCAAGCGGATCCCGTACGGCTACGAAGATCGGACGCTGCCACACTTCCCACGGTACGATGATTCGGCGGCGGCACGGGGCTTTGTGCGCAACTCCTTCATCGGCGGGCTATCACCGTCGGAGTTGTTCTTCCACGCCATGGGTGGTCGGGTGGGTCTCATCGACACGGCGGTCCGAACCTCGCAGACGGGATACATCCAGCGGCGGCTGGTCAAGTCACTTGAGGATGCAGTTCAGCAGTACGACGGCACGGTGCGGAACGCAATGGGCAAGATCTATCAGTTTGACTTTGGTGGAGACAACGTAAACCCGATGCACGTCGAGAGTTTCGGCTTTCCCCTCTTGCAGATGTCGACCGCCGAGCTGATGGCGCACTCCTCCTTTGACACAGCGGTCTTCAACAGTGTGCTGGACAACGAAGCCAAGAAGCGGATGATTGAGCAAGAGGCGGATGCACTGAACAAGGCACGGGATTTGTCACAGACGCTGCTCCAAGCTCGGCCGTGGCTGTTGAAAAACGTTTTCAAGGGATCGACTAACGATCGGGTCCATCTGTGTACCAACTTCAAGAGGCTTATCGAAGGGGTGGCGGCACAGAGCTTCATTACCGACACAACGCTGTCGGATGTGACGCCGCACGAGTGCGACCAGATCACCACTGCCTATCTCCACGGACTGGTGACGAACCACTCCCGGCCATCGCCCCTGTATCGACTGGTGGCGCAGTTCTTCCTGGCACCGAGTGTGCTGGTGCACAAGTACCGACTGGGGCGTCATGCCATCCACACGCTAATGAAGCAGATCGAGCTGTCGTTTGCGCGGGGGCAGGTGGCGCCGGGCGAGGCAGTGGGTGTGATTGCGGCGCAGTCGCTGGGTGAGCCCACCACACAGATGACGCTAAACACGTTCCACTTTGCGGGTGTGGCTTCCAAGGCCAATGCCACTCGGGGTGTGCCACGTGCAGAGGAGATTCTGATGCTGTCGCAGCAGCCGAAGAAGCCGTCGCTGGCGGTGGCCCTCTTGCCAGGAGATCGCGAGGACCGGGGGCGAGCTCAGGAGCTAATGCACCACCTCAGCTACACTTCGCTGGGCGATCTGGTATCCAAGGCCGAGATCTACTTTGACCCACTGGAGGATGTGTCGGCGCTTCCGGAGGACCAGAGCGTGATTGAGCAGTTCCGTGAGTTTGATATACTGATTGACGATTGCATCACACGAAAGGGGCACAAGGAGCGTTCCAAGTGGGTCATTCGGCTCCAGATGGACCGGAATGCGATGTTGGACCGGAAGATCCCAATGGAGGAGGTGGCGGCGGCGCTGCGGGCGGTCTACAAAGAGGAGGTTGATTGCGTCTACTCCGACTACAACGACGACAACCTGGTGTTCCGGATTCGGGCCCGCTCGATGCTGGCCAAGCTCAAGTCGGGAAAGACAGGACACCCGCACCCGCTCGACCAGACTGACGAAATCTACGCTCTACGGCAGTTCCAGGACTCTATGCTGAAGAACACCATCCTGCGGGGGGTGCGGAACATCACCAACGCCACACTGCGAAAGATCCCGACGGTGATGGCACTGAACCAGGGCGAATACGAACAACAAGAGCATTGGGTGATTGATACGACGGGAACCAACCTGATGGATGTGTTGGCGCTTCCGTATGTCGACGCAAACAACACGACGAGCAATGACATCCACGAGGTGCTGGCGGTGCTTGGGATTGAGGCGGCACGGCAGACCATCAAGAATGAGCTATGGGAGGTGTTTGACCACGGCGGCTCATACATCAACGACCACCACTACGAATTGCTGTGCGATCGGATGGCGATCAAACCCGAGATGGTATCGGTGTTCCGACACGGAATCAACAACGACAACATCGGTCCGATTGCCCGGGCCAGTTTTGAGGAGACGCCAGAGATGCTGATGCGAGCAGCGCGGCACGGCCAACTAGATCCGGTCACTGGCGTGTCGGCGAATGTGATGCTGGGGCAGCGCGTCCCAGTGGGTACCGGCAGCTTTCAGGTGTTGTTGGATCCGAAGCGGGTGCGGGAGGCACCGGTTCCGAAGCGACGGCAGCGTAGCGAGCAGGACATCACAGCGATGTTCCAGACCAAGGTGCGCACGACTGGCTGTCAGTCAGACGATCTGGCAATCCCCGACGCAGTGGTCCAGGGCACGGGCGTGGAGACAGGCGCGGTCCCAGACGACTACGACATTGGGATCTAGACACAACTTCAGACTTACCTACAACCAACCCTACCCTCTTGCATACCATGGCCACGTTCGATCAATGGATTGTAACGGCGGTGTCCCACTACCCTATCAAGGCCATAGCCCGTCCCTTTGAAAAGTGTCCGCTAGCCGGAAAGGAAAAATACAACCGTTACTTGTTTGGTTGCCAATATAAACTGGGCTCGGTTGGGACAACCAAGAAGAAGTGGCATCTTGCGCACAGATACAGGACGTTAAACAAGGCATTTTTTGATGCTTGTCGGCACTATTGGTGTGTCCGGCGAACGATTGTGCGATGGCGAGAGCGCCGAATGCAAGAGCGGGGGAGCGGAAAGACATTGGAGGGAGATCCGTTGTCAGGATTGCCGAGCCGGATGCTGGTGCGGTTGGTAGATGGGCGAACCAAGCACACCTATTACATTCGTGATTTGTTGCGACACATGCGGACCCGGCTGTTCAACTCGGACTACTTCATACCAGAGCCGTTGGTGCCGACCAACCCGCTGACTGGAATGGCACTATCGGAGAGCAATCAGATGCGGATCTACATGACTGCGTTTAGCCCAGAGGTTAACGTGTCGATGCATCAGGTTCTGAGGAGTTATTGGCGTGTGGGATTGAATCTGAGTCGTCTAGAGGACTACGAGCAAGTGTTGTTGCACGAGATGGCGATTGTGAACGAGCCGGGGCAGGCAGGTGCCGAGATATTGCACGATCTAGCTGTCATGTACAGTGAAGCGGGGCTGGATGCAGCGTTGGTGCCGTCGATCGCCGAAGCCAATGCTATCAGTGCGATCGACATCCTCATCCAGACCCACGTTCAGGCATTCCAGTCTTATTATTTGATGACACGCTCGTGGTGCGAGTACATGTCGCAGATTGCCAAGAAAAACCTGCCTGAACATTGTGCGGCGGCGTTGTCAGCGTACTCGTTCAAGACATTGGAACAGCGACGACAATATTGGATTTAACGTTCTGAGTCTTATCCGTTTCCTCTTGCCCCCGAGGTGCAGCCAGTGGAACGGCCCGTGGCCCGGCAATTGGAACCCGAGCTATACGAAGAAGAGGATGAAGATGCGTTGGTGATGATTTTGACCGATGATCTGGATTTGGTGCAAGTACGACCGCCGACGCTGGTAGTTAACCGCAACGACCTGTTGTTGGATCCATTGGATCGGGCAATCGATATAATGATGGAGCGAATCACACGTCAAGAGGAGCAAACATCGGCGTCTGCGGCGGCTTATATGGTTCCTGACAACAGCGTTGAAGCTGACGTCAGCAGCGATAGTGATACTGGGAACGAGTGCGAAGACGGAGTCAACCTGGACATGGTTAGATTGTGTCGAAAGTCACTTCGGGAACGGCAGGCCTACATAAGAAACATACCACACGAACTTGTGGAACAGATTACAGTTTATGCGGAGGAACATCTGGCCCCGCTTAGCTTGGAGGCGCAGGCGTGGTCGGTGGGGGTGGAAGCGGCTGATTTGCGGCCGTGGGCGGCGACGGCGCAGGCGAGGGCACTAGAAGCACGGCGGCGGCAGCAGCGGCAGAAGGGGGAGGAGGGAGGGTCGGTTGCGCCACCATTATATTGATTTTCTTCTGGCGCTCGTGATATGGATTGGGTAGACGATTGTTCTCGATAACGGTGGCAAGGGCGGGAAGGATGGTGCGTAGCGTGAGTCCTCCAGGCGACGTGACGGCCATGTAGATCATTGGCTTGTTGCGGAACTGTTTGCCCCGCTTGAGCAAGACCACCTTGCTATCCTTGCGTCCGTAAACAATGTACTCGGTGCCGGTATGCTTGTTCGTGTGCGAAGAAGCAATTACAATACTAAGCCCATAAGCAATTGACAAGTAATAGAGATCGATGTTGGTGGGATAGTAATCTACCTGATGAACAGTGCCAGCGAGACTGGCTCCGGTTATAGGGCGGGCCATATTGGCAAAGCCTATTTTCCCTTCGGCGCGCCAGGTCTCGGCTGCCTTTTCTGCATCCTCTTCTCCCAACAATCGGTAGCCCCGAGCCACCGCCTTCCGGAGATCTTTTCCCGTCACCCGTTGTTCGGTGTTGGCACTGATAACATCGCCTAGCATTTCCCACAGACAAAGCGAATTCGCTTCGGGAGTGATCAGTGTGGCGTCAGGCGGCACCAAACGACTTACCCGCAACTTGTCATGCGAATTGACATTTCGGCGTTCATAAACTGCACAGCCCGATGATGTGTTGTTCTTAGGGATGATAGGTTTTGGTGAGGCTCGGGCCACCGGCGGTGAGGTAGGAGCGGGGGGTGCAAGAGGGGGAGGGGTGGGTGTGAGTATGGGTGTAGCAGTGGTTACGGATGCGACTGGTGCCGCGGTGACCGGTGCGGCGGGTGCGGGCGTGGTAGGGGCTGTGGCTGCGGTCGGGGCAGCAGCGGACGGTGGGGATTCCGACACAAATGCCTCCTCTTGCGGTTCTGTGTTGGTCGAGAGGGCTACCGATGGACCCACCAATCCTTGCATCAGCCCAGCGGTGGACAAGTCCCGCACCGATATCAGCATCGCCTCGGGCACCACCATTTCGTCCTTGGCGAGTTGATACTCGCCTGGCTGACTGCTGTAAAACATGGTCCGTCCCAGAATAAACTTGGCGGCGTTTGGGTAGCGCACCAGCTCATCTGCGGCACGCAGCATGATGTCGTCAATGGTGAAGAGTCCTTCGGGGATATAGAAGATGCCGGCAGTGTCAACTACTGCTATAGGAGTTGAGCCCCGAGCCGACACCACATGAACCATCGAACCCAGCCGATCTCTCAGAACTCGGGCGAGCAATTTCAGCTTTTCTCCAACCGTAATTTGTTGCTTCAGCGACATGGTGATGGCCCGCCGCAGTCCCACCATCTCCGAGTTAAGGAGTTGAGCACGGAGCCACGCCCGAAAGAGTTCATAGGTCTCAGTGTGAGCCTGGATCGCCGCCGCCGCCGCCAATCGGGCATCGTCTTGCCCCGCACCCAATACTGATTCAGCTTCGGCCTCTACCGGACCGCCGCCCGTCGGCACCTCAACCACCCTCAGCCCCCGGTACATTCCGTCTTCACTACCCGTCAGTGATGATGGCAACACCGGAATCACCCGGTCGCTCTGAGTTAACACCGCTACCGCCTGTCCATTTTCGCTCATCACCGAATAGGGTTCCATCCGCAACTCGCTGGCCCTGGAGAAGGCGTCCAAGCCATCCAGCGTCTCATTGAGGGGAAGCATGGTATCAACTCCTCCAATAAGGGTTAACTCGGTCCCTCCATTGCCTCCTTCCGGCATGGCCTCCGCCTCAACCGGGACGGTGACTCGCTGTCCATCGCCCAGCTCCACCTGCACCGCTACCAATCGTCCAGTGAAGTTTGCCACCAACTTCCTTACCCTCCCCCCCCTCTTGCTAACAGCCTCTTCAACTTCTTGACGGGTGGGGGCGGTTTGGGCGCGCACAGCGGTGCGGCCACAGCCATCAGCGATGGCTCCGAGATTGTCGATCGCAGTCTTAACTTCTGGCATTTTGGTGTTGGGAGCTCCCAGCAGCCGTTCTACTGGCGCTAGTGGGGCCTCGCCACCGGCAGCACTGGACCGGTACATCATGACGGGCTCGTAGAACCCTTGCTTCCGGAGCAGCACCAGGGTGCCACGGTTGGGGTCGTGTTGTCGGCTACCACTAGCGGCTTCGGGGCACAGCAATTTCACATTGTCGCTACCGTCTTCTTCATCCAACAACAATACTAGCAAATTCACTGGCTCGTCGAATGCGTGAAGCCGAACCAAATCCCAGATGTACTGATAACCAACAGCGGTCTGGGGATCACGTAGCATCTGCCGCAATCGTTCCACAGCCACTTTCCGCAGCTCTTCGGATGCGACAGCACGTTCAGTTTCGGTTGCAAGAGGGAGGGAGGAAGTGGTGGTTTGGAATAGCGGTACCAGCGACTTGACCAAAGTGCCACTCTGGAGTTGAGCAATGCTGTTGGTATTGACTGCCTCCGCTAACTTCTCAATCAGCGTGTCCAGGGGGATATTGGCGGCCACCGCCACCGCATTGAGCATCGAGCGACCTTCGTTTCCTTCCACGCCCCCACGTAGCACACAACGGACGTTGGTGACGATGGTCTTGTCGCGTTCGCTTACAGTGCACTTGGAGTTGTCGGTGCCGAGCAACTTTTGGACCACTGGCGTCAGGAAACCAATGTCGCCAGCAGCGAGTGGGTACTTGTTGGGATCCTTGACGTATAGCCGACTGGTCCTCTTGTTTTCCTTGGATGCCTCTTGGGCACGTTCTTCGCTGCGGCCAGTGCACATCGATATCCGCTTCTGCATCTTGGCATTGTCGACATCCTTGAAACAACACGGCATACAGAGACCATCGGGGTGATTTTTTGAATCCAAGAAGCCAGGATGATGTTGGGCGTAGCTGCCATCGGCATTGACGTGCTCGTTGTTGCGGCCATATGAGTTGAATTCGTATATGAACGCATCATCTGGAACCTTTCCGGCGCTGTACGGAATGATCTTGCCGCCGCATTCACCAGCGTCGACTTGGGCTTGAGTCATTGGCAGATCAGTTTTCAGACACCAATAGCGAGGACACATGTACCAGTTGGGTGGACCTGATCCCGAGCTGTATTGAAGAAGTGCCTTGGAAGAGGGATCGAAGCTGTCGGGCGCTTCCCGTTCCATTCGCTCTTTTTCTTCTTGGGTGAGCACTACAGGCTGTCGCCGCAGATTGTGGGCGCACAAACGAGAATATGTGGTGAACTTGCCGCTCTTGCTGGTGACGAAGAGGTTTGGATCCCGATCCGCCATCCGTTTGTGGAAATAATTTGGTGCCTTGAGTTTCATTCCAACCACGTCGGCGCCCTTGAGCGGAGACTTGACCGATAGTCGGGCCACTGGAGTTGACGCTGCTGCTGCCGCTACTCCCGGAGTAGACACCGCCGGAGTTGCTGGCGTGGGTCCGTGGACCGAGTCAACTCGCCCCGGGCGTGTCAACTCTTCCTCGGGTGGCTGATCCCCCAACAACTCATCCAATTCCCTCTCTTGCACTTCTTCTTCTTCTGCTGCATCGCCCATATCGCCGTACATGTCCAACAAGTCGTCCATAAAATTATCATCTTCGTCATCGTCAACCACAATGCGATTATTGGCGACCGTCATTGCAGTAGAGGCTGTCGGCGCCGAGAGTTCGGCCGATGCCGCCTGGGCTGCAAGAGGGGAAGTGTGGGATTGAATGAATTCGGCGGACGATGCGCTGGGGGCCGGGGCAGCTGCGGTGGTGGTAACGGCTGCTGAAGAACAATCGCCAATCATTTCGGTGAAACGTTCCAAACCTGCCGTGGTAGTGGAAGCGGCGATGATTGACTCCATGTACCGCGAGAGCAAGATGGCCTGATCGAGGCTGATGGTGCCCTCGGCGGTAATCTCTGCGGTCCTCGACAGGCGGTCCCGAGTTAGAATGACCTTAACTCCCCCTGACGTCACTACCTTGAGCCGTTGGTTTGCGTGAGCATTGAGCTCTTCTTGCGCCTTACTGGCCCACGTTTGCACGGCTTCCAAGGCCGAATCGTGACTCAGCCCAAAACCACGCTCAACACCGCGAACCACCTCGCTGATACCCTGCGACTGCCTAAGCTTCATAGTGATGTAGTTTTCGACTGCCGTCAGATTGTTGTAGTAGCCCACACGGTGGTACACCAGTTCTGCGATCGAATCTCCCACATCAGTGGTGAACATTACGTCTGTGATGCATCGAGTTACCGGACTCGGGTTGAACCGTTCCACCGTGGTGCGCTTCCCTCGCAGCCGCACTCCCAGGACTTCCACGTTTTCCGACTCTAAACTGAAGCGGGTCGGGTACTGATAGCCTGTGTCCTCAAGTGCCTTGTTAATCTGAAGGAATGCCTCACCTAGCATTTGATTGATTCGCGATTCCAAGTCATCGAGCCGCACGGGGTAGCGTGCCACCAGCCGCACACGCAAATTGCCATTTGGATACATATCCAGCGTACAAAGCGCGTCTTCAGCCAATACTGCATAACCAACCCCCTCTTGCATAGCAATGGCGGTCTGGAGTCGGCTAATTTGGCGGGTGCCTAGAGCCGGGCGCTTAACTCCGTCGGCGGCAGGAGGTGTATAGAGCCGAAACAACCGGCTCCGACCCTTACCCATGTTGAGCTTGATGAACGGCAGCTTGTCCGATGCGGGCACTGATCGAAAGATGAGTTCAAGAGGGAGGTTGATGGGAATGTCGGGATGGAATACGACCGTGAAATCGGTGGCACCGACATTGGGATTTTGTGTTATGTCGGAAAAGGTAAGGATAGCCAAGGGACGGTCCTGAGTTGATGTTGGAGTAGGGGTGATGGCGTCGGCGTGGGCGGCCCGGAGTGCCGCAGGGGAACGAATACCACGAGCGGCCATTAGTGGAAAGTATATTCTAGCCAGGTTGGCGATGATTGCGGGGTTTTGAGTCGTGTTAAGGACATCTTTGGCAGTGCAGCAGTACAGCATGGGATAGGCTAATGCGGTGTCAAAGATCACAGCGCCGCCTCGGTGCGAGATCATGGCTTCAGCGTTGGCGGAGATGGTGGGATCTTCGGACACCCAGTTGTAAGGGTTGGCGGGCACGGGGTAGCGTGCCTCAGCGTTAACTGAAATGGAGAGCGGCACTCTCAATTCCCGTTTGCCTTCGAGTCCCAGTTCGATGAGATCGTTGAACTCGTATTTCTTCTTGACACTAAACTTGGAAGGTGGAGCGTAGTCAACGATGTTGGTTAGGTAAGATGCAAGACGGTCAGGGGTGATGTTGTCAACACCGTTTTGAGAGCAGATATAGTAGGCCCGCTCGGGCGAGAGGGTGTAGTTTTGGATTCCAAAAAAATAGATTTCGTCGGCTTGAGTGCGGTTGCCAATTTCGTCGGCTACCATTGCGGCGGCGGTGGCGAGATTGGTATCGCCCAGGACGGTGGTCTCCAAGTGGCGCATACCACCGCCGGGTTCGAGAAGTGAACAGCGGAACATATCCTATCTTCCACACACATCTTAGCCTTGGCTCTTTGCCTCGGGCTCTTCACGATCAAAGAGTGGATTTTCGTAGAGTGTCATTCCGCAGTATTTGGTGGGTTGCTTTGAGTAATCGACTGGCACGATCATTTGGTGACGCCGGGCGACTCGTAGGATGTCGCCAAAGTGTCGCCAAAAGTTCTCGGTGTGTCCGTTCTCTTCGGTCATGATGTGGGCCAGTTCGTGGAGTGCCACGAAGAAGAGAGTGTTTTCCTCGACAAAAACGCCTCCCTTGCGTTCCTTGGTGAGACAAAAGGCAAGCTTCTTACCCTTGTCTTCGGTGTAGGCTGTGTGGTCGGAATGAGGAAGTGACTCAACAATGCGTCGGGGATCAAAGTTGGCGACGAGGCGTTGTACTCCTGGGTGTACAGGGTTGTCTTCGTGAGCCAGTCGGACAAGCCGGGTCAGTTTTTCAGTCAGATAGGTCATCATTGTCACAGCCTGATGATTCTTCTTGCCTTCACGTGAGTTCAGGACGCAGACACGATGCTTTCCTTGATTAACCTCGTGACAACGCAGATTGTAGAGATCGGATCGCAAAAAGAGGACAAACACGATGACGAGAAGGACGACAAGAAGACCGAAGCAGAGGGCGAGGTCCCAGGGCATGTCTGCTTAGGCGACAGATATGGATGCGAGGTCCATATGTGTCTTTCCTTATTTCATTTTCCGTTGATGCAAATACAGACTGAGTTAATCGCCCCGGGCGAGTTAAGCATAGGCAAACGAGTTCGCAAAGTGCGACTGGCTTGGCGCAGCCATCGGGCCTGGACCCAGAGTCGGAGGCTCGCAGGTGGTAAGACCTGGGCGATCCGACTGATCGATCGTCGAGTTAAGGAACGGACCCACATTCACCTTTGGGATGAGCGGATCCTCACGCACCGTCAGGTTAGCGTTGCGGAGTGGGTTCTGCGAGAGGAGCGGAGGACGGAGCCAGTTAATCTTGAGAGCTCCAGGAGGCTTG